ACATAGCTTAAATATTTATAAATTTTATCTAAAATAGAAGAGTCTACATATGTCAGATTAATAAAAACACCATTTTTATTTTCATTAATCGTGACACCATGGTCATTAAATATTCTTAATATTTCCGTTTGATGAAAAATATTGGTGGATTCGATTCTTTCTTTTAACATTTTTAATGAATCTTCGAAATATTTATTGTCAGTTATATATTTTTTAATATGTTGTGGTGGTGAATTTTCTGCTGATATATATGATATTGATTCCATTTATATGTTAATAAAAATATCTTTCTATATATTTTTATTTCAAATTATATTTCAAATTATATTCACAACATTAGGATTACGCATCAATATTACTTGTAATTTTCTTTTTTGGCGCCTTGGGTGCCTTTGGTTCCTTCGGCGCTTTGGGTTCCTTCGGCGCTTTGGGTTCCTTGGGCGCTTTGGGTTCCTTGGGCGCTTTTGGTTCCTTCGGTGCTTTGGGTGCTTTTTGCTTTATATTTTCTTTTGAAGATGTCATCGTGGATGTGGATATGGATGTTGATGATGATGATGTGGATGTTGTAGTTATTCCATCAATATTTGTTGTAATTGATTTATTCGAAGATTTTACTGGAACGCGTTCTTTTTTTGGAGCAACTAAATCACCAATAATTTGAATAAATTTATCATTCATTTCAAAACGTTTCCCAATAACTCTTACTTTTATCAAATCGCCCTCTTTAACCGTATTATAATAAGAATTATGTAGTTGTAAACTGTAGTCTCTAGATATATAAACAATAATGGGTAGATACTCATCAGATGAAATAGCACGAATACCAGCTTGTGTAATATTTTTTGCAATACAAGATATAGTAGAATTTTCTACAGGATTGCAAACAAGACATTCAACAACAAGATTGAATTGGACATTCCGTGCTACTATCTTTCCACACTTAAACTCAACAATTCTTACAGTTTCAGGTTTAATAAAACCTTCAGAAATACACCTTCCCTCAATACAGTATATAAGCGTAGTATGAAGAAGAGCGAGAATATTACTTCTACTGCTTGCGTGCATATTAATTAAATTAAATGGTATTAATAGGTCATGATTGAATCGCGTTAATTTATATAAATCATCTTCATCTTCATTATTATTATTTGATGACAACGTATAAGAGAGTGCACGAAGAGGCGTCTGCTTTGTTTCCGGTTCTTCTTCTGACTCTGAATCAGATTCATGCTCTGATTCTGAGTCAGATTCGTGATCTGATTCTGATTTTTGTTTTTCAACATCAAGTGTATTTTTATCCACATATTTTGTCGTGCTTGATGCCCCAGAGGATACACTAGTTGAAGATATAATATGGTTTTTTAAATCAGCACTACGTTCTCTCCCGCCGACAACAGCTCCAATAGAAGCTCTCATGATTCCCTCATATTGATCTTCAGATGCATCACCGTCTGGAACTTCTATAAATTTTGGTGTGATTGTTATTGTTGTAGTATTTGTAGTAGTAGTATTAGTATTAGAAGTTGCGTTTTTTTTAACACGAGATACTTTTTTTTTTGGTTCTCCTGTATTGGTGGTATTCGTGGTATTGGTAGTAGTTGTAGAAGAAACAGTAATAGGAGATGGTTGTTGAATCGTAGACATTATTGACTAAGAGAATTGTTATTTTAATATATAAAGTTATCTTTATAATAGTTTCAATTTTATTTATTTTGTTTACAAAATGTTATAACATAAAATAAATAAAAACTAGATAATAAAAACTAGATAATAAAAACTAGATAATAAAAACTAGAAAAAATATAAATTTTACTCTTCTTCTGGTGTTTTCTCTTTCTCTTCTGGTTCTTTCTTTTCTACTTTTCCTTCTTCTTCTCCTTCTGATTCAGATTCAGATTCTGATTCAGATTCTGATGCAACAATTGGTCCCTCGGCTTGCTGGGCTTGCTCAACTTCTTCAGCTCCCTGTGCTCCCTCTGCTCCCTCTGCTTCCCCGACTTCTTCTAATTTTTTACTGGTTGAAAATTCTCCTAATAAATTACTAGGTTCTTCTAAAATAACAGATAAAGGGGCACCTTTTTTCTGTGATTTTTCTATTTCGCGTCTAACACTATCACGTGGTTCTCTATCACGTTCAAGTTCAAGTTCACCAATTACAGATACATACGGATCATTTAATTCAAATCTTTGTCCTATTACACGAATCATAATAATATCCCCCTCTTTTAATTCAGAAAAATAAGGAATATTATAGTGGTGATCTCTTGCAATAAAAATATTAAGAGGAGAATATTCACTATCATCGGTGTGTGCAAGAATACCGGCATTTGTTACATTTTTAACAGCACATGATATTCGCATACCTTGTGGGGGGTTGCAAACCATATATTCAAATACTACCGTAAAAATTGCGATATTTCCCATGATTGTTCCACTAGAAAATGTAATAATTTTGGTAGAACCACGTTTAACATAACCTTCTATAGAACATTTCCCTTCAAAATTATCATTTAAAATCTTTTCAATAACATATGCAATATTGGTTCCAATATATTTTATAGGAACAGATATTTTTTTTGTAATTATATTTTTTATATATAATGACATACCACCAATTTTCCCCATACTCCTACTTGATGGTCCTGCAGAAGAACGTATAGAAGAACGCATTGATGGTTGTAATAATTGTAGAGATTCTTTACTACGTGAACTTGTCATTTTATAAATATGTATTTAATTATATTTAATTTATATATATATTATGTAAATAAATGTTATATGTTTGTTATATGTTTTAATTAAAATATAGTTAAAACAAATATAATTAAAACAAATATAGTTAAAACAAATATAATTAAAATTAACTTAGACTATCTTAATGTTTCAATTTTATTGAGTAAAACTTGTATGGGTGTTAAAAACCATCTTCTATCATCTTTTTGTATTACATCATAATAACGTAAAATAAATTCCTGTAAGATACATAATTCAATTTCATTTGTATCTCTTTTATTTGCAACAGAAAATTCTTTACTATTATCTAAAGCAATACGATTAATAAACAACATAAGTAATAATTCATCAGTTAAAGGAATTATTTCTCCTCCTTCATCGATACGGCTTTCAATACCATAATTTAAATATGCTTCTTTTATATCTTGAGGCAAAGCATCTATTATTTCATTTATTTTCGGAGGTTGTAACATATTTTTTAAATTTTTTTCAGTTGTTGCGCGTCCAGCCTGGTCACATCGTGTAGCTATACTACTTCCAAATAATTTACCTTTACTTTGCCCCTGTCCCTGTCTCTGCCCTTTACCTACATTTATTTTTTTTGTTTTAAAAATTAATGATGAAAAATCTTTTTTCTTGCTATTTATCGATGTTATAAATCCAATATAGTCATTTAAAGGTATATCTTGTGTAATTGCATTTTTTGTAGAAATATCTGTTTTAAAATATTCTATATCAGATGGACTTGCCGGTTTCCATATATTAATATTTGTATCTTTTAAAAATAACTGATATGTGCCGTCAAGGTTAATTAATAATATCGCCTCCATTCCATTTCTGCTATGTAGAATATTATTTTCGTAATATTCTTCCATTAGTTCGTCGAATATGTATTTATCTGGTTTGTCACGTCTATCAACAATATATTCGCGTCTCTTTGGAGAAATAATATAATTCAAAATAGATAATGTTTCTTCTATATTTAATTCTTCTAAAATATGCGATACAACTAATTTTTGTATTAACTCACTCGGGATAAATGATAATTTTTTTCTTAAAATATTACCACAATTATAATACCAGTCGTTATTCCCCCTTTTATATTTATGTTCTTCTTTTTCATCTAAAGCATCTTTAAACAGTTTTCTAACTTTTGTAAGCGATTTTGGTTCTTTTTTAAATGTAGAAAAATATTTAAATAATTCATCTTCACTTTCAATTTCACCTTCACCTTCGCCTTCGCCTTCACCTTCACCTTCACCTTCACCTTCACCTTCACGTTTTTTACCAATATCTCCTACACGGGACGATATTGTTTGAGCGGCTTCTTCTTCTTCTTGGCCTTCTGCTACAACTGATAATGGCGCTTGGGGTTTTTTACTCTGTGCAGCAGCAGTAGCAGCAGCAGCCTTCGTTGCTCGCGATTGTTGAATACTGGAAATATATGATTTCTTAAATTCTTCGAAATAATTTTTTTCTTTACTTGGTTTAAATATAATTTTTTCACGTTTAAAATCCACAGGTTTTTGTCTATCACGCAGAGGAATAATAGGATTATTTAATTCCAAAGGTTGAAACAAATAATATGAACCTATATTTGCAAGTCTTCCATATCTTCCATATTTATCACGAATAAATTCGTTTTTATCTTCTAAAAGCTGTGTAAGCGCAACATCAATTGCTTCGATGGGATATTTCTTATTATAGTTAATTGTAGCAATTAAGTCGCTCGATATATCCTGTATTCTTTCCCCCGATGTGGTTCTTTTATAGAAGAATCTTTCTTGAAAGATATCACGTATTCTTTGTATAATTTTATCCGTATTCATGGTCAATATTGTATCTGTAAAAATATCTTTTCTCGAACCTATACGACTTTCGTTCATACTCGGTTTGCAACTAAATACGCATTCCATATAGTCACAAACCGAAGAGTAATTTTTATCACCGATTTTATACTGAACACTTATATTCGTTTGTGTTTCGGGATTATAAGAGGAAAGTATTTGCATTACAGGTTCGTCTTGTAATTTTTCATCAAACTTTTCTTCGGTAAAATTGGTTTGTTCTATATTAAGAAGACAATCTACTGCATTTTCTTTTAATACTCGACTTACCTCGCCAATATACCGCGCTTTTCTTTCCGATAGACGATACATATATATGTCAGCTGCTTCTTCTGTAGGCGTAGCCGATAAAATAGAACCATGAAGAAATATTTGCACATTTCGTTTTTCAAATTCTAGATTTTTATGACTACAATTTCTAACTGCACGTCCAATCGTTTGCTCTATTAAATTAATATTATACCAAGGCTCTAAAATATGCGTTTGTCTAATATTCTTAAAATCAAGTCCTTCTGTCCCCGACTTTGAAATAATAATAACTTTTACAAATCGCCCGTCAAAATTCGCTTCACTGCTAGCCGCCTTCACATCTCCTATATTATCAGGCGATAATGCTGCTTCTCCTGAAATAACTACATATTTTGCAGGGAAAAATGTCTCATTCTGATGCATCTCGGTCCTTTTACGAGATGTAATTCCGTCAATTGGTCTTACTCCATCAGGTGGATTATTAAACAAAGGTTTAGCTTTTGTCCCATACCTAGTAAAACCAATACTTTCCAATGCAAGCGCCATTGGTATTACACCACCCTCGATATAAAAACTATAAATCAATATAATGCCATCCGATTTATATATATTGTCGCAAATATTCTTTATCTTTGAACTATAATTACCTATTAATTCTCTGGAAAATATGTGCGGTTTGTCTGCCTTATATTCGAAATTGGTTTTTGTTTCTTCGCTATAATTCATAATATTTCTAAGTCCATATTTCCCAACAAGAAGACGAATATCATAGTTGGGGTTTTCGGATGCAGGATCGAAATCATCAGAAGGGTATGATATATTAAGTGCTTCTATAGGGCTTCGCAGAATATTAATACCTACAGAAACAGATTCTTCTATATTTCGCATTTCTTCGCGTTTTAAGGTAAGAAATTGGCGAATAATATATGAATATACATTTTGTTGGTATTCTGATGCTTCTGTTAAATATATTTTATCTTGCATTCTAGATAGTGCGCGATGTTCTGGTATTTGTCGTCCATTTATTTGCATGGTCGGTATTTCGTATTCTGCTTTCTTACCAGCTTCAACACTTATGAGTCCGGAAAATGTATGCTCCGGTGCAAATTCGTCGGGATATATACGAAAAGGAAATGTATAAGGATTTTCTCCGCGTATATAAGATACATAGCCGGTTGAAAACCTGCGCAAATTTTCGCGCCCTGTTTCGATAATTTGCCCTCGTCGTCGCCCTCGTCTTTTTCCATCGCCATCGCCATCGCCATCGCCTTCTTCCCCTCCATCTCCCCCTTCAATTGTTTCTACGAATATCCCTTCGTCGGGATTAGAATTAAAAACGTCACGTATATCGATCATAGCCCTACCATCATTTAAACGCATAATATTGAGTAACCATATAATTTCACGATAACTATTATACATAGGCGTGCCTGTTAAAAGAAGAAGACGTGTCATAAGAAATGGGCCAAACTTTACTAATTTTTCTAATTGATCTGCAACAGCACGTGTGCCACTTTTTTCATCCGTGCTTTTTATATTATGGAACTCGTCGATTACGATAAGCGAATTGCCAAATACTATTTTTAATTTTTGCATCATGATTTTCGTTCTATGCGACTTATCGACAATTTCATCGCTAATAGTGGATGTTTTTTCAATAAGATTTGCAAATTGGTCATACCCTAAAAAACGATAAGAACGGCGAATAATTTTTTTAATTTCAGAAACTACTTTTTCTTCTTCCATTCCTTTCATATTCATTGGATTCATTTCTTTTAAAAATTTATTACCTGTGCATGATCGGATATTCCATATCCCGTCGATTAGTTTTAGTTTATTTTTATCGAAAAGCTGTAATTTGAAATTTTGTTGGACATTCGGGCTAGCAACGATAATTATCTTCTGGGAAGTTGACATACCGATTTGGGTAAGATAGTCACGCATTTCTTCGCATATTGTAATCGCTGAACACGTTTTGCCTGTTCCTAAACCATGATATAAAAGTAGACTATTATATGGTGTCTGAAAAGAAAGAAAATTGCGGACGAATAATTGATGCGGCGATAATTCGAAATCGGCATTACACATTTTATCTGAGTGTCTTTTTATTGCTTCTAAACTATCTAAAACAGCTCCATCATATCTTGTATCTGCAAATTCCCTTTTAGATGCGATTTTTATATTAAATTCCGGATCATCCAGTGTTGGATATAAAAAATTATATGCATTTTCATCAGTTTGTGCTTCTAATTCTTCCGATGGTGATGGTGATGGTGATGGTGATGGTGATGGAGCCATGGCTCCTAATTTAGAAAAATGTTCATTAAAATGTTGAATAGACTGTCTCTCAGCTTCACCTTTTTCTTTTAAAAAACTATTTTGTTGTCTTTTTGATTTTTTAGACATATCTGGATTAAAAACAAATTCTTTTTGTTGTTGTTGTTGTTGTTTTGGAGACATATTTGCAAGAAAACGTTCTTGTAAATCTTCTTGAAATTTAGATTCACTACTTACATCACTTTCCCACCTTTCCTCTCTTAATCCTTTTATTGATGAAAGTGATGATGTTACTGGTATGATCGATGAAGGCGACGATGTCGCCGGTGTAATTGATGAAGATGTCACTGGCGTGATTGATGAAGATGTCGCTTGTGTTATTGACGATGATGTCGCCGGTGTGATTGATGAAGATGTCACCGGCGTGATCGACGATGATGACAGCGATGATGACGACGATGATGACGGCGATGATGGAGATGGATATGGTAATCCTTGCTGCAAACCTTCTACAGCTGCCGATTCGGATGATGGTGCTCTTGATAAATCGTTGCGCCCTATACTAATACTGGAATTAGGTGCAGCAATACTGCTTCTTTGATATGGAGTATCAGATGATACAAATCCTTCGCGACTAGCATTTACAGAAGAAGAAGAAGAAGAAGAAGAAGAACCAATACTAGAATTATCTTTGGGTTGAATCGAAATATTAATACCAGAACCCAAGCCCAAATCCATCCCCATTTTTTTGTGACCTTGAGGACTAACAGGAAAAGAAATATTAAATTCTTTACTACTGGATGGTGATGCATTTCCAAACACATCCCGTTCTGCACGTAACTGTGAATCCGATGCTGAAAAAGGTGCCTTAGAAAGATTCGAAAAATTAGGAAAACTTAAAGAGCGAGATTTTTCGGTAGATAGGGTGGGTGTTTTCGAACTGTTTATACCGGATTGATCACTTGGAACTCTGCTCGGAATGCTTCTACCCTGTGATGTATCACGCGAAGACGACGACGACGACAATGACACCGATGAATCAGGCAACATGGATTTTATAGATGAAGATGATGGTATAGAGAATGTAACATCGGAAAGAACGGGCATTAAAATAATACCCTTATTTGAATCGGCTACAACTTTTATAAATGGGTCCATAGTAGATAATGAGGCAGCGCCTGCTAGCCCTGCTTGTCCTACATTAGCACCTAGATGAACACCTGCACCTTGTCCTGTTTCTTGTCTGGGATTCAATTTATTTCGCAAATGTTCAGGAATATTAATTTTTTTAATTTGTATTGATGGTTTTTTAGGGTTTTTATCCTGTTTTTTACTTGGGTCCGGTTCCATTGGTATATAATATTATAATATAAATGAATAAGTAGTTCTTATATAATGTTAATATAATGTTAATATAATCTATATTCTTGCAAAACCTTGTTTATTTTTTGTATTATATTAATTTTTTCTAAATTATAAGGACGAATATAATTTATACATTCTTCGAAACTAACCCATTTTATATTTCTAACTTCGGATTTTTGATAATCTTGAATTTCTTTTGTATTGTTGCACATATTGGCTAGATAATATTTATGCTTATAACTTTTAATATTCGAACCGATGAACATTTCTTCATATGGGATAATATTTTCGATTAGTTTAAAATCAGACGGAGAATATCCGGTTTCTTCTATAAATTCGCGAATTCCACAATCAATATCTTTTTCTTGATAATTTCTACGTCCTTTAGGAAATCCCCATTCTGGTTCTGCCCAATTTGTTGTAGAATTCTGGATTAATGTTTGTATATTATATTCAACATCTTTAATTTTTATTCCCTTTTTTAAAGTCTCAAATTTATCTTTTGAAGATGTTTCTTCGCCTCTATATTGAAGACTAGAAAAATCACCCCATAGTAATTTCCACATTTCTTCAAAAGTCATATTCAATAGTTTATTTTTTTCTTCTACCGTCATTTCATTAATCAGCGTTTGTATATACTGTAAATTAAATAATGGATACTTGCCACGAATAAATTCTACAAAACCAAAACTATCATTTCTTTGTATTAAAAGATATTCTAGGCAATTGTTGGTTGTATTATATCTAAATGAAATTATCCCTATACTTGTAATCGGGTTTTTACAGTCTGCTAGTAAATGTCCTGTTTTCCCGCAATTATTGCAAAAATTATTATATGTTAATTTTAAATTTTTAGAGTTCATAATTATATGTATTCTTTGTTATCTTTTTATATTGTTTCTAATTAGTAATGGTATTAGATTCAACAGTATGGGGACCTCACTATTGGTTTGTTCTTTTGACTATCGCGATTTGTTATCCTATACACCCTAATGATGTTACAAAAAAAAAATATTATGAATTAATTCATAATTTTCCATTATTTATGCCGGATTCAAGAATGGGTAATAAATTTAGCGGATTATTAGATAAATATCCCATTACACCTTATTTAGATAGTCGTGACTCATTTATAAAATGGGTTCATTTTATACATAATCGTGTAAATAAAATGACAAATAAGGCTGAAATATCGCTTTCTCAAGCATTAAAAGAATATTATTATAACTACAAACCCAAAGCAATAAAAATACAAGAAGAATTAAAATATAGGCAAAAATTAGTATTTTTTCTTATACTAGTTGGGGGTATTGGTGGCGTATATTATTTATATAAACATTGAACGAAATATTGCAAAATAAACTATTGGAAAATAAAAATATATTTATATATTAACTATAACCAAATATAAAATATATAAAGTATGAAAATTAAAAAAAATATAAACAAAAATATAAACAAAACCATAAACAGAAATAAAACTTTATTACAACAATACGATGGTGGAGCACCATTTACAAGAGGAGGGTATGGCTGTTTATTTAAACCGGCAATCCAATGTGAAGATTCAGAAACACCCAATGGTTATGTATCTAAGTTATTAGAAAACAGAAATGCGGTTAGAGAATATGAATATATAACGCGTATTAAACAAAAATTACAAAATATACCGACAGATATAAAAAAATATTTATTAATTGATAATATTAAAATATGTAAACCAAAAGAATTTACCGAAGAAGATAAAAAAAATATAGATAAAACATGTGATCATATTATATCAGATATTAAAGATACTGCTACGCATAAACCGATAAATTCTACTACTATAAATAATAATTTGGATAAATTTAAAATTATAAATATGCCCGAATTGGGTATATCAATGCATGAATTTATAAAAAAAACAAAATTAAGTTCACTCAATATAATTAAATTGAACAATATTATAATAGAATATGTATCAAAAATTATGCCAGCCATAAATAAAAATGGTGTAATTCATGGCGATATTAAATCCGCTAATATATTGTTTAATTTAAATGATATTGAATTACCTACTGTAATTGATTGGGGGCTATCATATACTATTCCATCGGATAAAACAAAATTTCCTAATGCATTATATAAATTAAGCGTGCAATATCAACATCCATTTTCCACATTTCTATTTTCAAAAAATATAATAGAAAAATACAAAAAATTTTTAAGTAATTTAAATTTGGAAAATGTTAAATTATCCAGAGATAGTTTGCGTATATTTGTGATATCTAATTATTTTAATTTCTTACAACACCATGAAAGTCAATACAAAATATTATTAGGAATATTTATAACAGGATACAAAGGGGATATGTTACAGCATATATCAGATAAAGATTCAGATTTTATTGATGAATTAATATCAAATAATATTCTTATGAATTATAAAATAGAATATATAATTGATGTATTAATGGCGTATACGATTAATTCAAAACTAGAATTAGGTAAATATTTTCACGAAGTATATTCAATGAATATAGATATATGGGGTATAATGTCAATATATTTTGAATTAATTCATCATGAACATGGTAAATATTATATGACAAATAATGAATATAAAATGTTCATTGGTAAAATAATGAATATATTAATAGATAATATATTTAAGAATGGTGATAAGAAAATAGATATACCAAAATTAGTAGATGATATTAATAATTTAAATAAATTTTTAACAAATATACATCATAGAACTGCTCATATTCATCGTGTAAGTAAATTAGTAGATAAACACGAACATGATGGAGTTATAGATATTAAAAAAAAAGGTATTGCAAACAAATTATCTGCAAATTTGTTGTTTTATGATGATATAGAAAAACATGTAAAGCATGTAAAGCATGCACATCCCTCTCATTTAAAAACAAAAAAAACGAGTAAAACCCATACAATAAAAAGTTATGGTCAAAAAACCACGTCTTTTATAAACAATGATCCTATAGTTGTAAAGGGTGGGCGAGGGCGAAGTAATAATCATAGTCACAAAAATGGTAAAAATGGTATATACGGACACCATATAAGAGGAGGTTATAGAATAAAAAATAAAACTAGAAAAATATAACCTAGAAAACTATAGCCTATAACCTGGAAAACTATTATCTATAACCTAGAAAACTATAAAATTATTATATGTTGAATATATAATTGACAACATATAATCGAGAACATATAATCGAGAACATATAATGAAAATAGAATTAGTAATATTTATAATAACAGGATTATTAATAGCAAATACATATTACGACGGTAAATTAATAAAAATATTAAATACTATAAAATCTAGCAAATATTTAAAAATGGCTACATTCGCATTTGGTGGACTTTCGCTTTTCTTATTTTTTAAAAAGAATCCTGAAAACTCTAGGGAATTTTTAGGCAGAGCCAACGATATGATAAGAACCTTACCCATGACACGTGACTCTGCTGATTTAATTAGTCCATTTTTAAATTTAACAAATTCAAAATCATTTACAGATACAAACCAGGATATTTATATGAGTGGTGGAGGTGGCGATAATTCTAATGATTCATCCGCAACTGCAAATGTTAACCGCATGATGATGTCAGGTAAAGGAACTACAAAACGAAGTGTAAGTGAAACAAAAAAGAAATTTGTCGCTGCAAATCAGAATTGGTTATGCGGAGATTGTAAACGACAATTGCCTGCATGGTTTGAAGTAGATCATGTTATAGCTCTACACAATGGAGGATCAAATGAAGTTAGTAATTTAGTAGCATTGTGTCGAGATTGTCATGGAAAAAAAACAGCAATGGATAGACTAGACAAGCTGTAAATTTAATTAGAACTCGAATACAGTAATAAATAATCAACAATGTCTATGAATGAATGTCTATGAATGAATGTCTATGAATGAATGTCTATGAATGTATGTCTATGAATGTATGTATGTGTATATATTAAATTATAATAAGATAATATATTAATATATAAAATGGATAAGTCATCCACATCCACAACCTCACCATTGGGGCTTATTTTAGACGTAACAAAATTTATTATTTTTGCATTATTGCTTATATCAATCTCTATGTTATTTACTAGCGGTGGATTAATTGCAAGTTATACAATAGGTATAATATTAGTTTTGGTTATTATATCATTATGTGTATACTTTAATATAGAAAACTTAGGTAATTTTATAAATTTAGATTTTTTAACAGCATTATGGTCTTTACCAATAATAATGATTTTAGTCACCACACGAAAAGATTTATCTGAAAAAACAAAAAGTATAACTGACCCTCTTTGGGTTATTATGTCTATTTTATTAATATTAAATTTCATGGCGAGCTCAATACTTGACTTAATAAGTCAAGCAATAAGCATGGTTTTAAGAATTTCAAATATATTATTGCCAATTTTGATAGGCTTGGTATTAGCAACATTTATTATAAGTGTTGTATTCTTTTGGGATAAAATAAGCACAACAGTAAAAATAGCGTGTGTTGTTATAGCAATTTTAGCAGGTTTATTTATATCGAATAGTGAAAACATTATTGCGTATTTAGCTACTAATAAGATTTCCCTAGCTTTAAATGCGATTGTTATTATTGGTTTTGGTATTGTAAATTATTTTTTATATAAATATACCGACAATGGGTTGTTATCTAATGTTTCTCAAATATTATCAGTATTATTTATAGCAAGATGGATATATTTATATGCATTTAAATTTTACGGTTCATCCGGTGTTACAACTTTTACATCTGCTACTGGACCCACTACAGGATCGGTATTGAAACCAATCCGCCCCCCAACTGACTTTTATAATTATTTGACAGATATAAATTTTTATTGCGAAACGATAAAGTCGCTATTTACGGGCATAATTAAGTATTTTCTACTAGCAGTATTTTTATTTTATGCATGGTTTACATTTTATATTTACTATAAGAATAGTTTCGAATTTTTAACAACATATAAAACTTTATCGATTCTGGGATTTTTGACGATTGGATTTATTTTATTACTGTTGGTGATTTATTCATTATCAGGTGGTTCTGGTGTAGAACAAACTAGTCCATATGTCGCATTTATTTCAAAAATAGGTGCATACTTTGCCGGGTTTGCAGTCGTTATGGGAATAATCATTTACGCATTATCTAAAATCATGTCCATACCATCTACAACTGTTCAAATTGTCAGCATTGTTAATTTTCTATTACTGATGGGGTTGGTTGCTTTGATACTTAGTATTTTTAATTTTAATACATCGTCTAATCTGACAATATCTAGCAATAATGGATTAGGATTTATAGTTGATTTTATCGTTAAATTAGTTTTATACATTCCTTGTTTTATTATTGACTGTTCGAATGTATTAAGAGAACAATTGCAATTAGCTAAGAAAGAATATACAGTAGTTATTATTTTACTTATAGAAATTGCATTAATAGCTTCTAAATTTTTGATTCCAAAATTATTTAATACAGTAATAAATAGCGATGGTGTAGCGCTAACAAATAAAGTATATCCCCTTGAAATGAAAAGTATGGTTTCAATTCCACTTACAATGAAATTAATGAATAAAAACTTAAATTACGGTGTATCAAGTTGGATATATATTCATCCGGTACCGAATAATACAAATGAGGCATATATACAAAATACATCATTAATTAATTGTGGAAATGTGCCTGATATTCAATTTAATGCTGAAAAGGGGGCTCTTATATTCGCAATTGATGTAACAGATGTAAATGGAGGTAAAAGAACAGTTATTGCCCCCGATAAAAAAACAGGTAAAGATATAAAGATAATATATTCAAGATGGAATCATGTTTATGTAAATTTCATGGATGGTGGAATGGATGTATTTATTAATGGAGATTTAGTAATATCTGAGCCAAATATAATACCCTATCAAAATCCAAATGGAGTAATCATAGGTTCATCGCCGGGTATATATGGAGAGATGTGTAGTTTAGTATATTATAAGACTCCTGTATTGGCACAAAATGTAAAATTAATGTATGAATCAATGAAAAATATGAATCCTCCCGTAACGGTTTAAATTTAGTATAAACTATTGAAACTATTGAAACTATTGAAACTATTGAAACTATTAAAACTATTGAAACTATTAAAACTATTGAAACTATTAAAACTATTGAAACTATTAAACAATAATTATCATTATTATAATTATTGTTATTAGAAAAATTTCTACATGTATAATATAAATGGATTTAAAATTAATAATAGGTGTTGTAATTGTTGTTATAATTTTATATATTATATGGAGTTACTTTTTTACCTCGATGGAAGTATTGATGTCTTTTCAAGATGCAGCAGTGTCGAAAAGTGTGGCACTTACTTCAATAGATAGTTCAAAAAGCAATTATTCTTTTTCGGCATGGACATATATCAATGATTGGGGCACCAATTATGGAAAGAGAAAAAATATTTTAGTTATTCCTGATGGCGCTAGTTCATTTTATTATTTTGCATTATATTTTTCAGAAACAACGAATAATTTGGAAATTTATGTTAGAACACAAGCTGCTACTTCATCATCCAACTCATATCTTGCATCTATTTCTGCTGATACTGGATACTTTACAACTACTTGTAATGTTACTAATTTCCCATTACAGACATGGGTAAATATATCTATTAGTGTATATAATCGCGCAATCGATGTATATATTGATGGTAAGTTAATTAAGACATGTAGTATGACTGATGTTGCAAGACCCATTCCTACAGGTAAGTCTATATATATTGGAGGAGACATAGCTAGTTCAAGTAAATTACCTGGATTTTCTGGTTATATTGCAAGTGTATTATATAATTCCGAAGTATTTAGCCCGAAGGAAGCGTGGGATATATATGCAAGAGGATATAATAATTCCGCATTTGACTTGAATGTATTGAAGCGATACAAATTGCAAATGTCTTTCTTGAAAGATAATAGTGTTCTTAAACAGTTTAGTATTTAGATAAAATTATTAATACTTATTGATATATATATATTAATATCTATTACAAATTTTAAATAATTAATCATTATTGGTTAATTATTTAAATAAATACAATTAGTGCACAATATATTAAGCATGATATAAATATTTTATATCTAATATATAAATATACATGGCTGAATCATCATCACCTCCACCACCACCACCTAAAATAGAAGCACCAATATTAGATGCCGCTCCAACACAGCCGGCACTATCGGGATTTAAAGATTTTAGTTCATCAAATATGGTAGAAGGTTCTAAAGATTTCTTGGAATCCAATAGCTGGGTTGCAAAAATTGCATTTTTACTAATGGTGGTAATCGGTTTCGCTATTTTATTTAGATTAATGGTTGCATTTTTAGGTTGGCTATTTTCCCCGAGTGGTAAAGTTATATTAGTAGACGGGTATATAAACGGCTCAGATTCTTCAACTATATCACAAGATCCTAATATTAAAAAATCGATTACTGTTGTTCGTTCTAATAATGAAAAAGATGGTATAGAATTTACATGGTCTACATGGTTGTTTTTGAATGGTTTTACAAATGATGAAAAATATCATCATGTATTTAATAAGGGAAGCAAAGAAATGGGTTCCGACGGTTTTGTTTCCATAAATAATGCACCTGGTTTATATGTAAATCCTAAATATGATGGTATCACTGTTATAATGAATTCATTTCATGTTAATGCTATTGATAATAAAATAGTTATAAAAGATTTGCCAATAGCAAAATGGATGAATGTTGTAATCCGTGTTCAAAATAATAACTGCGATGTATATGTAAATGGGCGTTTGACTAAACGGCATATTATGAAAAATATTGTAAAGCAAAATTATGACGATGTTAATATATGTTTGAATGGTGGATTTTCTGGATATTTATCGAATTTGACATATTATAATAATGCAATCAGTATTGCTGAGATACAAGATATTCTTACAAGTGGACCCAATATGAAAGCAGTTATGAAGAATATGGATGACAATTTTAATAGACCAAGATATTTAGCAGATAGATGGTATTTTGATCAGAACGCAGTTCCTTAATATTATTACTATTATTTCGAAAAATACATCGGCCACTTTGTTCCACCAGCTGAGTATGTTTTGGGATTTCTATAATTATTAAACGGAGCATCTGCTGCAAAACAAAGTATAACCGGTTTACCTGGGACATCAGAACTAGAAGATGAGTTGCATATAATAGGCGAAACTTCGTCCCAGCATGTTAACGTATTACTTACGATTTTCAATCCTACTCCCGGTGTGCCATCTATATTCGTAATATTGGGGTATGTATTTGTTTGTGACTGGGAAGCCCACCCTTTTTGTCGCGTAATTTGATTCTTTGCAGCCATAGACCACCACATTGCTTTTGTAAAATTAAGTCTTCCATTTGCAGGGCATTGCAAAATATTAGCTTTGCGCTGCATTTCATAACTTGTTTCAGCGATTCCGTTCATGGATGTTTTATAACTAGGACAATTGGGATCAAAACGAGACCATTCGCGTGCAGGCACAAGACTATTATTAAAAGGCATTGCTTGTGCAATATTTGACGTATAACCGATGTCATTTATACTATTTTGTGCATATACTTGAAAACAATATGTTACACCATTATTTACAATAGCAATAGTATTAAAATTAGCAATATTATAAAACATATTTGTAGTTACAGCAAGAAACATCCAGTCGCCAAATCCTCCAACTTTATATTGAATCGTATATCTTATCGGAGGGGGTGCTGTTGATGTAGATGCGTTCCAGGATAAAGAAACTGCACCTCCATCTGATGAAATCGCAACTAAATTTGTAGGCTGGGTTGGTATCGTATATACACTAACTGTTGCTATATTTGAAAAAAGCCCTGATACGGGTCCTGGTCCTCCTACACCACTACAATACCCATTTATTCCAGCTACTTGAAAATCATACGTTATACCATCAGTTAATCCCGTAACAACAATAAAAGGCGATGCAGACGGTGCGTGTAGGTAAGTAATCCAAGCTCCTGGTCCCGAATTATTTCTATATTGAACAAGATAATCTGTTATCGGGCTTCCGCCATTGTCTGGTGCTGTCCATGTTAATTGCACTTCTCCATTTGCATAATTTGCTGCTGTTAATGATGTGGGTTGATTACATGGTTGAACAGTAAAACTTATACTGTTCTGTATACCACCATATGAATTTAAACTTCCACCAGGTGGTGCGGGAATAATAAATGCATTTGGTAATGGATGTATAGTAAGATTGTTATCGCCATATGTTTGATTCGAATAATATAAAATTATTAATGTTTTATTAAAATAAAAATTTGCAGGATTTGGTGTTCCTGTCATAGAATTTAACTGACTAGCTGTTACAATTTGGGTATGAGATCCTGGATAAAATGAGTCTACAATTGGAAGAATATTTACCGTATCTAAAGTATTATAAAATAATTTCGATGAATAACCAACACCAATTGATGGTTGTGATGGCGTGGATGGGTCAATTTGGGTATTACTAATTATGGAAACACTAGTTGTATTATTAGTTCCAGCAGCTACTGAATTAGCTATGTATCCACTATTTGGTGGGGCTGAAAAAGATGACGCATTCAATGTTATAACTACCATTTTCAAAGTATCGAAATATCAAAATATTATATTATCGAAATATTATAATATTTTGCATCTGTAATTATCTATATTATTATCTATATTATTATCCATATTATTATCCAATATATAAAAAATTACACTCTAAGTCGCGGGTTTACGCATACATCCATCGTCGGAAAAATATCACCCGACATACATTTCATATCTTGCGATACATGAATACAACTTCTAAATCCCCTATCTTCCCCTATGTAACAATACCCCGACTTTGATCTCGGAATTTGCGTATTACTCGTTGCATCATCCGCTTCAGGATGCTGATTTTTAAGCGCATATTCTAATGCTTTTTTAACAGATTCTTCCTTTTCTTTTTCACGACTCGACTCCTCCTTATATGATGCGGGTGCCGAACCCGGTGGACGCGCAGATTCGCCCTGATTTTGTAACGGCGTTTTCCTTTGGTTTGGTTGGATAGGAATAGGTTTCAAACTAGGGTCCGAACCTGGTGTTGGCATTAGAGATGTAGATGTGGGTGTAGAAGCAGTTGGAGATGTTGTTGTTGGTGGAGTAGTTGTTACTGGATTTGTTCCAACATTTTGCTCAAGCTGGTTCACAGTATTTGTGCCTGTATTTGAGTCTTTACCTGGCAATGCATCTCTGCTAACAATACTTGGCGTTGGCTTTACAATACCAATCGATACCAATAAAGGTGTAATATATAATTCTATTTGTTGCTTAAACCATTCAACTGTGATTTCTAAATATCCGGTTAAATTAAGAGCAAAAACAATAACTATTAAAAAGACAATAATTACTCTAAATACAAACCACCATATTGATGGAGAAGATTCAGAATTACTACTTCCCGATGAAACAGATGCTGCTTCTGATGGAGATAAAATAGATAATAATTTATTTGACTTGAATGTTATTCCTTTATCTGCGTCTGCATCTGCGTCTGCATCCATATCTGCACCATTTGATGCTTTGTAATCTTTGGGCATTTCTGGCTTTTCGCTTTTAAATCTATCTAAAAAGGAGAAAAATGATGTTGATTTTGCAGATTCGGGTTTATTTGCACCATCACCGGCACCGGCATCGGCACCGGCACCAGCACCATCACGGGCATTTTCTTCTCCGCCCATTAAAATTTTAAGAGAACGTTTTAGAGAACTAGATTTGGATTTGTGTTTGGGTTTTGATTTTTCTTTCGTCATAATAAAATATAACTATAAAATATTTAATCTTTTATTATTAAATATTGCAATAATATATAAAGTATTTTCTCAATCCTCGGACTTTAACTAAAATGAATTCTTTTATTATAAGTTCGATATTATTAGTTCTTGTCGACTCTGTCTATTTATTTTTTATCGGGAAACCGGTCTTTGATAAAACAGTAGCTGCGATTCAAAATTCTGCACTTGTTGTAAATATAGCTCCTGCCATTTTTACATATATTCTTATGGCAATTCTTCTTAATTATTTTATTATATCCGTAAACAAATCTGCGTTTGATGCATTTATTCTCGGTTTTTGCACTTATGGTATATTTGATTTTACGAATTTAGCAATTTTCAAAAAATATACTATAAAAGCAGCAATTACTGATACATTATGGGGTGCTATATTATTTTATGTCGTTACTACAATTACATATGCGCTAAAGAAAGGGTTTTAATTTGACATGTGCTCGCATGTGTTCGCATCATTCCGGTTATGTGTTCATTCCAAAATCAAATTTATTTAGTAACTGTAATTTATCGATTGTTTTTTCAAGAGAACTTTTGCGAATATCTGTCATTAGATAGTCTACTTTAGGTCCTATTTCATTTTTCTTTATTTGTTTATAGACTGCATTTATTTTTTTCACTACATTTTCTATTAATTCTTTATCTTTCGTTATTTCTATTTTAGTATCATATTTTTCGGTTAAAATAGAAATCGCATAATATATTAAATAACGACGTCTTTTTTTAACACCAGGTGTATACTTTAAACAGTATAGTTTTAGTATACTATTGAGAATTTTAATTTTTATATTATCGAGAGATTGGGAATTTTTAAGGATAATCTCCCATAGAATCCATATAGGATCCATCTGAAACTTTTCATCAACAGGCATATTACTTCTCCGCTCACATAAACATTTTTCTTTTTTATTGGCACATATTTTTTGAAACTCCATTATCCATTCTAGCCAAAAACATGCCTGAAGTGCATTGTTTGATTCAGGTGATATGTGGTATGCAAATTCATTAATTGCTATAAATAGTTCTTTGGGATCATCTTTGCGATAAATAGATTGCGCGTATGATACCGATGATGCTTTTAGCTTATTTGTCATATGCGTTATATCGTATTCTTCTTCTTTGTTTATTTTAATACCTTGAAAACTGTGTTTTTTATTGCTGGAACATAGTATACATATTACTTCTGCGAATAGTGAACGTATTTTGGGGTTATTTCTTAATCGAATGATGTCGTCATTATATCCAGATGATAAAATGGTTTTAAAATTCTCATATCGCATTTCCAGGTAGATTGCTAATTTGGGATTGGCTAAATGGATATGTTTTCCTACAAATGTAAGAATAATATCCCATAAATCTAGAAACTGTCCTGCACAAATAAGTTCAGCACCCCAGTTGCATGCCGGTTCTATTTTACCATGTAGGAAACAATTTAGTAATTCTTTTCGGACATCGGTTCTTTTATATTTTGAAAACGACTCTCCTTTAAATTCTGTTATAGTTCTAATATCATTAATTTGAGATTCGTTATCCATATACTATTTTTTCTATAAAAAAATATATAATAATAATACATATAAATATAAATTAAATAAATGACAATTATTGATACAGCAGTTAATAAAATAAATAGTTCATCATGTTGGATAGTAATGACGGTATTTTTTATTATTCTTATATCGGTTGTATACGTCTATCGTTTGTTTTTTATAGATATTAATTCTGATTCAAGTGAATCTAATAAATCTAAAGCCGAGGCATTTACTCTAAATAGAGACGAAACTAAAAAAGTAGGCGAAGAATCGCTTGATAACTTTTATGCAAACATATATGAAAATTTATTCTATAGCGATTTGGTCGATGATTATGAAGTTGGTATTATCCTAAACAAAACAAAACCAGTTAAACAAACCGATGTTTTAGTAATAGGTTCAAAAACAGGGAAACATGTTGATACTCTTACATCAAAAGGATTTAATGGTTATGGAATGGAGAAATCGAAAGATATGGTGTCGTATTCTGAGAAAAAATACCCCGATAGTAAATATGTTGTAGGAGATGGAACAAATCAACTTACATTTGAAACAGAGAAATTTACATTAATAACCTTACTCGATTTTGCTGTTTATACTATTTTAAATCGTCGCATGTTATTTGAAAATTGTTATAAATGGTTGGCACCTGGTGGATTTTTAGCAATTCATCTTATGAATGTTGGCGGTTTTTATGATTCGCAAACATATGGAGCACGCATGCGCAGATTTTCACCTGGTGTTATGCGGTTATTTGTCAAACAAACTGTTCCCAATTGTTTAGGAAATAATGATGCTGTTATAGATGATATTATTTATCGTTCAGAAATGAAGATGAGTGTGCATGATCCGGAAAAAATAGAGTTGCGTGAAACATTCAAAAATCGTAAAAATGGTAATAAGAGGCAAAATATTCAGAATTTTTATACACCCGATCAGACAATTATTCTTAGCGAAATTAAAGATTCTGGATTTAATATGTTGGCGCAATATGATTTGAATTCTTATGATAAACCTTTTCAATATATTTATATACTTTATAAACCGTCAAACTGAGATTGCGTGTCCTATTATATATATGAGATGATACAGAAGCGTGAGATTAATCGAAATTCAGTTCATAAATAAAAATGCAAAATATTATACGGAATATTGCACATTATTGCACAGTATTGCACAGTATTACACAGTCTTGTGAAGTATTAAACATTTTTATATTTTACAATCGTCTAAAATATAAAAAAATATTGTAATTAGTTATTATGATATGTATTTGTATTATATCATAATAAGTATTGTATTATTTATTTTGGTAGCATATGGATATAATAAAATTAAATATAAATTTTGGGTAAATCATCCGGTATTTTATCGATATAATATACTAAATTGGGTAAAACCAAAGCCTTTTATATTGCATGATGATCCTAAAGATACCATCCATTTAAATTTTTTAAATAATAATGTTTCGTATATAACGGATACGAATATTCCTATAAAAATAGGTAATATATATGCAAATGAAGTCGAGAGAGCTAGTTCATATTATGATGATATAGTGGTATTAATAAATAATTATCCATATTTTAATAAAAAATATAATAATGGAAATATTAAATTTTTAGATATTATTAGACAATTGCATAAAGATGAACTGAAACTATTATTATTAAATCATGACTATAATCCTATTATAACGATGAATTATAAAACCATATATAAAAGTGTTGAACCGAGTGAACCTGGTGAACCGAGTGAACCTAACAAACCGACAACAACAAATGTCCCAAATGTTGTTTCTATAAATAACGTAGTTGGGGTGATTATTTCTATACCCTTATATATTTTTTTTAAATCTAAAAATGGTAAATTGTTGTTGGGTGATACAAAATCAATGCCTATTTACTTTTCACAAATTTATTATAACTCACAAGAAATTATGGATACACCACAAGTTACTGAGATGATTCAAACATATAATTATAAAATGTTTCATGATTGGGATGAAATGGTTAGAAGAGAACGGGATTTTATACAATCTGAAAAACATGAGAAGCAACAGAAGCGTGAGATTAATGGAAATTCCCCGGATATAAATAAAAATATAAAACTTAACCCATATCAAGAAAATGGATTAAAAGTTGTAAGAAATAAAGAAAAAATAGTTGCATCTATTTTTAAATATACTGTTGTGAATGTTCCAAAATTAATCGTTCCTTTTGTAGAATATCATTCTTTTTATATACCTCTAACAAATTGGAATCCTATAGAATACAGATTTCATCCCAGTATAACCTTGGTAAAAATTGGCACACAAAATATAAATATTTTTATTGATTTTCTACATTCACAACATTATAGCAATCATTATAAATTGTTCGACGCATTTATTGTTCCATCTATTCCACATATTATGCATCTTATTAAATGCGAAATATATTCTATTTATATACTTTTACAGAAAAACAATGCAGGAATGACAAGCGGAGAAAATAATATACCAATGGCGGTATATATGTTTCGAAAATCAAATAAGTGTATTATGAATAATAGTGGTTATAAAAGTCAGTATAAATATAGAGATGTATCTTATTTACCATGCACAATACAATTGCAACATACACATGACAATTATTTCATATGCGGTTTTATAAATGCGCTTAAAATAGAGAAAAATGGGTGTATCCTAATCGATACACTATCGCATAATAAAAAACTAATTGATTATTTTTTAATAAAAATTAAACCTATTTTGGTGGAGAAAAATACTTTACTTTTTCATAATTATATATGCAAAACATTATTACCAGAAAATGTGGCAATAATGAATTAATATTACGCGAAAAGGGAATTTAGATTAATCTCACCCTTCTCTTACGTCTCATGTGTTTAATTTTACATGTAATCTTACATGTCATCTTACGTATTTTCCGGAACGCGAGAATGAATCTACGATAAATATTACAAATATTCCTAAAAATGCGTATAATATTAAATCTTCGAAAATGGAATTCGTCTTATAGTCTTGTTGTTCTTCTAAAATATCAATAATATAATTGAGTTTCTCTATCAATTCGCTTTTGGGTTGTTCAGGCATTTCAGATGAACTCTGATTCATATATGGGACAAACTGTTTATAATACTGGTTTGCATATGTGCTTGGCATATTATCATATGAACTATTTGAAACAGCACCTGTTGATGATGTAGGGATATCTGGTGTATGTGATCCTGGAGATGATTGTGATGGTGGTGATGAGGATGATGACGATGATAGAGACTGCATCATAGAAGGACCTTTATAATTTAATTCAGGTAAAGGAGGAAACATGCTTGAACTACTATTATTATTATTATTATTATTTTCACTTACCCCTTTATAATTTACTAAATTACTATGACTATCATCATTTTCATTTTCGGAATCGCTTGATTCATCCATAGATTTTAATAATGCAGATAACTTCGACTCATTTGGTGCTGACGGTTTTTGTTTAATTGTTTTTCTCATATTTTGGGGATTTTTATTTTTAGGTTTATCGTTGTTATTGTTATTGTTACTACTATTGCCATTGCCATTGCCATCTAACATATAATTATTTTTATTATTTTTTGAAGGGATATATGATGCTTTAGAATTTTGATGTAATGTTGTTCCACTTTCGTCATCTTCATTATATGACGAAGCAAATAACGCTAAAGGTAAAGGCATTCCTATAAAAAAATGAGATATTATTTTAAAAAAAAAACGGAAATTAAATTATAATAATACTGTTATAATTCAATATTATGCAAATATTATGAAAATATTGTCATTCTATCTTCCTGTAAATACTTTTATTATAGGCAATAAATTACTATATTCATTTCTAACATAGTGTTCATATGTAAACCCCCAAATATTATATGTATTAATATTACCAAGTAATGTTTTTTCTGATTTTTTATTGACTTGTAATAAACATGCTATTATTCTCTCAAGTGCACATCTATCATCGCGACATGTTACATGCGGTATTAAACTAGATAAGAGAAATTCATTATCGACGTTCTTCAAATAGTTATATTTAATAATAGACATACATCCAAAACATCCTTTCCACATATTATCATCTTTTGTTCTATAAAAATTATTTAACTTTTCATTATTTAAAGCATTTAATAATTTTGCTTGATAAGGTAGAGAACCGGTATCATTAATATTTGCTTTTCCAAAATCTAAAATAAATTTATATTCATCTACATTGAAATCTATATATTGTTTAATAAACATCGAATCATGTAAAATAACAGCTGTATCGCAAAAATGTGTTCTTAAATAGTAATAGTATGGCAAAAATTCTCCTCTTTTAGGGAATTCACTTTTTATAAGCATGGTGTTTTCTAGCTGATCATTTGAAACATAAGAATAATTGCTATTATCGTCTATTATAAGTATTCTATTTTTAGGATAAAATTTTTTTATACACCTATAACATTCTTTCCAATATTTATTTGTCTTTGCAGAAATTACGTTACGTAAAATGATAAACCCTATTGGTTCGGGATTGTTTTCAGGTGTTATAAGAGGAGAAGTAGTCTCCCACATCATATCTGCTTCTACTGGGGATGCAGGAATTGGAGTCGGGGATGGAGATGGGGATGGGGATGGGGATAGGGATGGAATTGTTGATACTACAGGAATCATGGTTGTCGCGTTTTTAAATGGGTTTGGATAATATCTATCTGAAAAATTTTTTGTATCAGAAAATAATGGATATGATGGCATTTTTAACTTTTTTTTATAGGATGCATGTGGTTTTAAGGCTGTAATATTATTAACATTCATTTTAGTATTATAGTATTATAGTATTATATTATTATAGTAAAAAAATAATATAATTATTACAATATTCTAAATATTTTATATTTGTGATACCGCCTTCTTCTAGTTTTCAGTTTTGTTCTTCTAGTTTTATGTTTAACTCTTCTAGTTTTCGGTTTTGTTCTTCTAGTTTTTGGGTTAATTCTTCTAAGTTTTGAATTAGAACCGCCTTTGGTTTTTTGTCTTACTAAAAATGTGGAGTGGGGTCTTGGTTCTAGCAGATAAAACGGCGGTTTATAAGTTTCTTTTGTTGCTTGTTTTGTATCTCGAACATTAAGAACCGCTTTTTTATCTTGAATAATTTGTAAAAACTCCCTAAAATCTACTCTACAGCAAATGGTATCTCTAGCAGCGGTAGCAGCATCATAAGCAGCATCAGCATCAGCATAAGTATCTCTAGCAGCATCATAAGCAACAGCAGCAGCAATATAAGTATCTCTAGCAGCAGCAAAATCAGCAGGAGCAGCAGCAGCAGCAGCAGCAGCCACCGCCGCAGCAGCAGCAGCAGCAGCTTTAATGACATCCTCAGCATGAACCATATTATTATAAGCAACAGTCTTAGCATGATAAGCAGCATCATAGGCATGTGTTTCGCTTTCTACGCGAAACTTCGCCGTTTTGGTATTTAAATTTAACAACATTTGCTTCATATCGTCTATATGCAATTGCCCTGCATGATAAATAATATTTTTAAAACGATTTGCAGTGATCCATCTATCTTCTTGACTCTCTTTTTTTCTAAACATTCGTAAAAATGCGTATGCATCTACCGAAAATCGTTGTGCCTCAAACATACCACAATTCCACCAAAATGTTCCGTTTGACCCCGACAGCGCTTCACTCTTCTCTTTTCTTCGAGTATATATTATTTTGAATTGTTCACTAATGAAATTTCGCCAACCTTCAATTGTGCATCTCTCTCCTTGTTTTAATATGTGTAGATTTTCAAAAATTATTTTTTGTAAATCGTCTTCCGATTTTATTTCTTTCGATATGGATTCACTAATTTCATCCATACTATGTATAAATGGCGGTAATTTCTCTACATCCATCAACCATTGAGGATTATTATACAATGGGTCACTCCAATGAAACCGTGCATGTTGGAAAAAACATTTATTAGTATCTCTATTCGTAAAGACGTAGCAATCTTGAAATGTTTCGCGTAAATCGTCTATCCAGCGTTTGCTACCGTGGTCCATAGTAACATTGTAGTTTCCCATTTCTATTAAAATATCAATCGGTTCCTGGGTAGTAGTTTCATTATAATGTAAAAAAGATAGATATTCGGTTACGTAATCACTCTTGCCACATGTTTGTTTGCCATGGATTTCACCAATTAACATTATAACTCTCGGATTTTGTAGTATTTCACTTTCATTTACAAGAATATAGCAAGATTTTACCCCACTTAGTAACTGTCCGCCTATCGGTTGTTGCACTGTCAACGACATTATTCAAGTAATTAGAATACTATAATATTATACTATTGGAATATTATAATATTATTACAATATTCTAAATATTTTACATGCATATATTATAATATACATATAAATACAAATATGAATTCTGTTGTATTTTATACCGTTATACTTTTTGCTTTATTGCTTATTTTTATACCATCAATATACAATTATTTTTATAGTTCATTTATAGGAAGAATTGCAATTTTAATACTTCTTATTTATTTCTCAAAAGTAAACTTTTATCTTGGACTTATGTTTATAACGATTATAATTATTAAATCTGCACCACTATATGAAGGGATGGTAATGCCTCAAATGGTAAAAAGGGGGTAGGGTAGGATAATATAACATTACGTTTTGGTTATTATAATATTTTTATTTTTTTATTTATTTTATTGTAAATATAAATATAATATATATTCAATATATTATATATACCCAATATATTATATATACCCAATCAATTCATACATAATGGATGTCGTAAATAATGCTATAAATTCATTAAATTCTAGCACATTTTTTGCAGGAATAATGATGATATGTTTAAATATAGGCTCAAGATATATACAAATTAATTTAGATGAATCTACGGAATCGTATATAAAATATGCTCTTACAAAAGAAATTTTAGTATTCACAGTATCGTGGATGGCGACTAGAAATATATATATGGCACTTTTATTAACAGCCGTTTTTGTTGTTTTAGCAGATTTTATTTTAAATGAAAAGAGTAAATATTGCCTTCTACCTAAAAAATTCTTAAACTCGCGGAAATTAGGTGAATATACAAATAATAAAATTATAACAGAAAAGGAAATCAGCGATGCTACCGAATTACTAGAAAAAGCAAAAATGCAGAAAAATAAAAGCAATCAGCTGAATTATTTAGACGCATATAATATGAATAAATTTTAAGAATATAGTTTTATAGATGTTATGTGAATTACATCTGAATCAAATACACATACACATACACATACACATACACATACACATATACATATACAAATGTATTGGTATTGGTATTGGTAAATATATAATGAATATTATAATATACAAATAAAATAAATTAAATGAATATTATAATATATATTAATAATAGTATATAAATGTCTTCTAAAGATGGAGAAAACGATGATGATAAAAAAGAGGTAAAAGACTATTATGTAGAGCAAGAACAAAAAAGAGAAGAAATAATTAAAAAGTATAATGTTGGAACATTGCAAATATTTATAACTCCTGAAATATTGAGTATGGAAAAAAAAGAACGAAAAAAATTAGCCAAAATTTACTATAAAAGGGCATATACAATTCCACCAAGTGAATTACAAAAATCACAAAAAGAATATGAAAATTTACAGAAACAAATACGGCAACCGCCAGCGGAAGGGCAACCTCTCCAGCCCCCCCAACCACAACCACAACCCCCTATGCAAATGCAGCAGCCACCACCACCCCTGCCTCCAGCACCCCTGCCACCACCACCCCCACCCCCACCCCTGCCACCACCTCAACAACTTATAAAAAGACCAATAGCGGGAATGAAAGGTGGAAACATGCAGGGTGCGGGACCATTTGATTCATTTGGGTCATTAGAGGATGATAGGGGTAAGGATATAGCTAGGAGAATGCAGATGCAACAAGCTACGGGGCAAGGCGTAGGACAAGGCGTAGGACAAGGTGTAAGAGGGAATACAGAAAATGTAGGGACATCCACTCTTGCAAATCGTGTAGCTTTAGATTCAGAACCGTTCATTGCATCATTGGTTAAATTTAATAATTCGGGTTTTCCAAATAATTCTACTATAAAAAATAAAGTAGATACATTTTTTAATATAAGTTTATTCAAAGCATATTTAAAAAGATTAGGACAGCCGATTAAATTATATGGACCAAATAATACTATTATTGATCCTTATAGTATAAGTGTATTTAAACCAGCAGATAGCGGAAGTGGCACAAGTGGCACAGGTAGCACAGATAAAGATAAAGTATATTTAACCGATACTCAAGTAGGTGTCCAAACAGATGAAAAAGAATATATTACAAACTGGTTTCCTTTACAACAGAAACAACAACAACAATTCCCACTTATAGGATCAATATATTCATTTTTATATATAAAACCTACAGAACAAGAAAGTAAACAACAAGCAGACCTTAATCAAAAAATATCAAGACCATCTACGTTAATGGTTAAACAAGGTGATAATTATAGTTTAATAGGAGGAATAATAAATAATAAAAAAAGAATTATTACAGGTTCTCTTAATACACAATCATATAGCGACGAATGTAACTCTGAAACATCAAGTCAAAAAGTAGACGAGACTATTAATGCATATTATAAAACAATAACAGGACAATCTAGTCTACCACAAGCTACTATTTCTAGTTCAGCAAAAAAATTTATATATATTCCTCCAAATGTGGCAACTACACCTACACCTACTATCGAGGCAGATAAAAAACCAAAATGTCCTCCCCCTGAAAATTTACCGACCGTAGTATATTCTAGACAAGTTTCAAAAAGCCAGATTGATTCAATTATTGAAAGTTCTAAAACGATGTCAAATGAATTGGTTACAGTTCCTATTGTCGATTTATATAATATAATATCAGGAAAAGTAAAAAATACCGCTATATTGGCAAAATTTGAAATAGATGATAACACAAAAAAAATATTACAATATGTATTTAGAATTCTAGAAAAACAAAATTTGTTATCTACTATTGTCGGACAACAAGGTAAACAAAAAGATGAATTTTATGATGATAAAAAAAGAATAGAAGAATTGCAAGAAAAGTTATCACCTGCATCATTTGAAGAACTAGATTCAGTTATCAAACACAATATAAATTTTATTTTAAATATTATTTTTTCTAATAAAAACGCTTTTAGATATTTGAATATCGACTATATAATAGATTATATTGAATGGAATAAAATTTTTAAACAATTAAATAAAGTATTATTGAGCTATAAAGTTGCATATTATATCGAATTAACATTATTTCTTGAAAAATTAGAAAAAGGTAAATTACCTATCGATCGCGATGCCACATTAATGTCATCGTGTGCTGTAAGGGGTGCACAACTTAATAGAATATGGACGAAAAAATTCTTAGAACAAGATTGGTCAAGAGTTGGGAAACAAATTGCTTCGTCATTTAAAACTACATCCAAACTTCCTTCTTTAACCGATATTCTTCCCGGTTTTATTAAAAACGCCTTACAACTCGATTCAAATCAATTAATGTCTCCATTAAATCCTGGCGTAAATCAAATATCGGTTGTTCAATATTGTTTTTTGGGACAGGAGCAATTAATCGAAGAAATATTTAAAAAAGTCGAAAATTCTTTTGCAGGAGTATCGTGGAAAAATGAAAATTCATGGGAAAAACGTAAAGAACGACTATTTGCTTCAATGGATATTTGTGATTCGGATATATACTGCTTTCAAAATGTTCAATGTTCTTTAAAAGTTTATAGACAAATAATTGAGGAATTAAAGCAACAGATAGTGGGTAATGACAGTGATGATGCGAAATCTAAATTAGACGACTTATTACAAGATATTGGAAAGAATAAAACACAAATTGAAAGAGTAGATAAATATACAGCAGATATATTGCCAAAATTATTACAAAATATAACAGATCCTACAAATTTAGTAGCACAAATATATGCGAAATATCAAAATGCATATGAGTTTGTTTATTTTTTTGAACAAAATGTAAATGGTTATACATTATCTCCTGCCGACTCACAAAATATAGCTTTAGGACATCTTACCATGGTAAAAAAATCTAAATTTAATGTTATACATCAATTTGATATTAGAATGGGAAGTGTTATATATAACAATAAAGATAAATTTGGAAATATTTCTGAAAGTGATATAAAAATATTCGACCCCGTTTTCAAGAATACATCATTTGCTACAGTAACATATATTGTTTTTAAAAGGGGAAAACATTTACAAGTTTTTCCACCTCTACAATCCAAACCCGCACCCGCATCCACAACCACAACCACATATACTTCAGGAAAAGAATTACCTGGAGCTGATGAAAAAAAAGAATTTAATGATGCTGTAAAAAAGGCAGACGCAGTAGATAATATTGATTTTAATGTGGCAGATAAAGAAATAGAAGATGACGGTCAAAATGATGAACCGGAAGCTGAACAAAATGTTGAATCAATATCACTAGAAGGCGGAGGTGATAATAACGATGCAAACCTTGAATGGTATAATCGCAGCGATGCTAAAAAGTCAGAGTCACCCATATTTGGATTGTTCAATAGAGGAAAACCTGATGATAATTCTATAAGTGACAAAAGAAAACCTAATGATCCTACGTGCACTACTAAATATACGAATCCTAGTTATATTCCAATGTTACAAAAAATTGGAATTATTAATATTAAATTAGATACGGCAAAAACACTTGCTGAAATTAAATCAAAAACACCTGCTCCTGCTGCTCCTGCTGCTGGTGCTGCTTCCAATGCTGATGCTGCTCCTAAAAATATTGTTACTAAACAAATGATAGAAGTATTATTAATATCGGCATTTTTTGCAAAATTTCGTTCTAGATATTATTTATCTGGATCTACAGATGAAAATCCTATTTTTATTGGAGGAGATTTTAATTTTGATATTAGCGGTGATTTAGGAAAGGGTAATATTACAAAAATATATGAGTCGGCACCTGCATTGCAATTATTATTAGCAAGAAGTAATTTAAGAATACGCGATTTGTTTAAAGTTTATCCATCTTTAAAATTAGATTCTTTTCCAAATATAATATCAGATTTTGTTTTTAATATTACAATTTTAAATTATTTATATGGTGGTATCAATAAAAAAGGAAGATTCGGATTAACCGGGTATTCAAAACTTAATTATCCATATGACCAAATGTTTGGAAATACTTATACATATCAAGACAGTGATAAGAAATCCGTAAATAAAAGTCAATTTATTTTTGCTACAGGTAAATTAACATTATGTTCTAACGAAATTATGAATAAAATAGTAAATTCAGATACGAATGAAGGCTTACCCGATTTTCCAAATAAATCGAATCCGTCAAATAGTAATGCAATAGGATGTGTTTTTCAGGTAGATACTTTTAAATCAAAATTTGCAATACAAAAGTCTGCTGAAGCAGAAAAAGCCGCCCAAGAAGCTCTAAAAACACAAAATTTTGATGACGATAAAATAGCGGTTATTGAAAATTTGTCGTATGCACCAGCAGCATCATCATCATCATCATCATCATCATCAGCACCAGCATCATCATCAGCAGCAGCAGCAGCATCATCATCATCATCATCATCATCAGTAGCAGCAGCAGCAGCATCATCATCATCATCATCATCAGCAGCAGCAGAAGCAGTAGCAGTAAAGGGTTTAGGCACCACCACATCACCACCGCCACCACCACCAGCACCAGGAGCATCACCAGCACCAGGAGCATTGGAAGCATCACCTGCAGCATCATTAGTAACAGGATCATCAGCACCATCCGCGGCATCATTATTTGGAACATCAGCAGCATCTGGAGCATCAGCATTTGGATCATCATCATCATCATCATCCACAACAGGAACATCATCTGGAGAAGCACCTCCAGCAGCATCATCCACAACAGGAACATTATCCGCACCAGCATTATCAGCAGCAGCATTCCCGGCATTTGGATCATCAACAGCATCATCCGTAGCAGCAGCATCTGGAGCATCACCATTTGGATCATCAACAGCATCATCCGTAGCAGCAGCATCTGGAGCATCACCATTTGGATCATCAACCGCATCATCATCATCAGCAGCATCAAAAGCAGCGGCGGCAGCAGCAGCGGCAGCAAAAGAATCTATGGACGATTCTACTCCACTTACACCGGATAAATATATACAAATAGATAAAAAAAATTTAATAAATGGTTTATATACTGAATCAGATAAAAAAACATTAAAATCTCCATTTGAAAATTTAGTATTTGTAGAAAAAACAGGTCAGCCACAATATGAATATTTAACAGATATGAAAATGGATGATTGGGAAAAAGAAACAAATAAAGATAAAATTTATTCCGATCATGCACCAATTTTATATAAAATTAATAATCCAGATAGTATAATACCTAGTGGTGGTGGCGGTGCCGTTGATGGTGAAGTAATGGAAGCAATGGAAGGAGGAGCAGTTCCAATAGATGCAATAACATGGAATATTGGTATGATTGGCGTAAAATCACAAAAAGGATATTTAACTCATAAGTTTCACGGAGAAATAGATGAAAGACCTGATCAATATGAACAAAGATTAATAAATATCGCAAAAGCAATTAAAACCATGATGGATACAAAAACAGGAACAGGACCTGAATATACAATAATACAAGAAGGACCTACATTTGATAAAAAAGTAACAAATAAATATGTAGACTTATTTAAAAAAAAAATTAATGATTCAGGGTTAAATATTACGGAATCTTTATATAATTACAATGGTAAAGGAGGAACTTCTACTTCTACATCTGAATTTTATTTAATTACAAAAAATTCTGATAAATCGACATACGTAAGTTCAGGATTAAAAATGATTAGTGGTGAAGCAAGTTTTTCATCAAACGAAACAGTTAAAAAAATATATGAGGTGTTAACTGCTACTACACCCAAAAAAATTGATATTAAAAATTATTCTATTGAAAGTATTAAAAATGACCTTTCAAGAACATGGTTTTTTATAAACACTAGTAAAAAAGAGATACTTGTATCTGTTCATTTTGGATTGAACACCCTAGATATTATTACAGATAAGGAAAAACGAAAAATGTATATGAGACAGGAGCAAATATACACATTATTAAATGCTATTGTAGAAACTATTAGAAAAGATCCTACGTATAAAGATTATGATATTTTATTTAGTGGAGATTTTAATGTCAATATGTTAGAGCCTTTTCCAATTGGTATTCCGCCAAAATTTTTAAAATGCTCAAGTGTTCCTGGACAAAAAACGTTCATATATACCAGTAAATACAATGCCCCATCTGCATTTGGAGATAACAAGGGGGGATATAATCCGACAAATATCGATTTTACTATATTTTATCCTAAAGTTACCGATATAGTGCCTGTTGTCACTGGGTCTGCGCCTACACTTGGTAGTCCCATACTTATAGTTAATACACCCACTCCCCAATATTCAAAAATTGTTACTTACACTCAAAGTTCTGAATCATCCGATGTTAGTTCGGTTAAAACAGATGTTTGTTTTAAAAAAATAAAAGAGTGTTTTAAAAGTGTGTGGGAAAATACACATAATGTGTTTGATAAAGGTAGTTATATATATAATAATAAAAAATATACAATTAATAAACAGGTTTTTAATACAATAAAACCAACAAAATATGATTACAATAAACTAACAATTAGTGGAAAAATAACACAATCAAACTCATCCAAATTTTATATAGTATGTGGAGACTGTCTTAAAGTAGCTGAAGTTTTAGTAAAAGACAAAAAAATATCTACATTGGTTGTTGATGCGGGAAATAATACTAATTTTGGAGGTGGATATAAACACGGCGCCGGAGCGCAAGAAGAAGATTTATGTAGAAGAACAACATTATCATTTGTTGATAAATTAGAAAAGAGTCTTACTACTCTTTATCCAATTAATAATACTAGTAATGATCAAATAGGTGGAATTTGTGTAAATGATATAACAGTATTACGTTCAAATATAGAAAAATCAAACCAATATGGTTTCGAATATATAGATAATCCTTTTGATATAGGAATAGGTATTATAGCTGCTGAGAATTATACCACTAGAAATGATAATAACCCACATTGGACAAGTTTTTATAAAATAAATTCAACAAGTAACAAATTAGAATATGATAGTAATAAACTTCCAATACTTGATGTATCTAAAAACCCAAATTATGATACAATATATACAAAAGACTTAAAAAATATATATATAAAAAGGTTTAAATTATTATTTTTTATGGCATATGTTAATGGGCATAAATCGGTAGTATTAATTCCCGTAGGTGCGGGTGCATTCAATAATGATCCTAATTTTATATCTGATTGCATTTATGAAGCATTATATAATAATGATAATAATAATTTTAATAAATCATTGTCGTCTTCATCGCTATCACCACCACCACCATTTAAATGGATAGATATGTTTGAAGTTGTAGTCATATCAGTAATTAATGATCATAATTCTACCTATAATGTAGACATATTTAAAAATTTTTTTATAAAAAAATTATCAAAAAGTGACATTTATAAAGATACTATAACTGATTTTAAAAATGTTTTTGATAAAATATCACCTACACCAGCACCTACGCCAGCACCTACGCCAGCACCTGCAACAGGGTTATCAATAACCAGTGATGATATATTATATTCTAAATATGATAAGGAACTCGATTATAATGATACTACAATAAACGGACAAAAATTTGTTACATTTTGGAAACCATCTAGTGCCGAGGATGGAAATGGATTTTGCGGAAACTGGTATTATGCTCCCTTTATTGCATATATACCATCATTTAATGATTTATTGACAAATGAGTATTTTAGATATGATAATAGTAAACATGATGATGATAATCAAGAATGTGCTAAAAATAGATTAACCAGTATAACTCAATCTGCTGGTAAAAAATTTTCAACAAATTTTAAACCATTTTTATTTTTTAATTCAGAGCATTTTTTTATGTATGTAAAGGCGTTATATTTAAATGATTTTATTGCCATGTATGCATTATTAATTATAGGTATTCATACAGATGGTATACTTGATATGTTTACACCTAAACAACCCGGACAAATATTAGATTTAACTACATATAAAGATAATATAATTTATAAAATATTATATGACGCTATAGAGGCAAAAATATTATATGAAATAAATGAAGATTTTAAAGGTAGGAATACAATGCCTGGGGGAAAATATCTACCAGGCTATAATATGCAATCTGTTCTTTCATCATATTATAAACAAATAGGAGGAGCTTATTTCCATACAAACAATGGAGATCTAATAAATTTAATTTATTCAGCACTAACTGATAAAACTACTGTTACTGCTTCATCATATAGGGCGACTGATTTGGATAATTTAAAACAATTAGCTACTAATTCGTTATTTGTTAATGATATTGTAAAAATAAATGATATAATAACTGATAAAACTACAGAATCTACCATTAAAAGTTATAGTTATAGTGGGAGCGGTTCAACACCACCCAAAATCCCTGGTATTATGTTTTATGGCGACCATTTTAATACAAATATAAATGCCCGAATGAAAAAAGGAATAGAATTTAAATTTTTTTCAAACCCCGATTTGATGGCTAAGTTTATTGAAAAAAGTGGAAATAATAGAGAACTTATTTTTGTAGAAGCGTCTCCATATGACGATATTTGGGGGATTCATTTAGATAAGGCAGAATTTAAAACAAATATTGATAATGGTTCATATGCAGTAGATGGTGATGGAAAAGTAACAAAAGGTGAATATGAGAAGAAAATTTCAGATGGCACAACTATATCAAAACAACCAAAAAATATGCTTGGACAAATTTTGACAGAACTTCATAAATTATATATTACCATAGAAGATATAAGTAACAATCAAGATATTAAGAAAATTATTTCTGAGAAAAGGGCACTAGTTACGGGTCAGGTTCCGGTTACTGCTCCGGTTTCTGGTAAGGCACCTGTTACTGCTCCGGTTTCTGGTGCGATCATTCCTATGTCGGTACCTTTACAAAACGAAGAAGGTTATTATTGTTACCAAAATGTAGGATTTCAGTTGCTATTTTCAATCGATTCTGTAAAAACATTTGCAAAAAAAACAGAAGAACAAATAACAACAATATCAAAAAATTGCAATATATTTACTAATAAAAAAGATATGGAAAATTGTAAAGGCGTTTTTATAAATGCTTACCATGTGTTACATATAATGGATGAACAATTAAAAAAAACCCCAATTGTTGCACCCGATGCTTCTAAATATAAATATGAATTACAAATAATAAAAAATAGTGAATTAAAGGACGTAGATGGACAAGCAGATGCAGCAGATTTTTTGTCGTATTTATTATTAACATATTTAATAAAAGATACAGATATATCTGAAAGTATTTGTTTTGACACATCTAGCATAACTTTATGTTCTGATGATAATAGAATAATTTATCAAAATCCTAATATTGTAGTAGATAGTTGTTTATCATTATTAACCGTTGGAGATAGTATACAAGAATGTATTAATTTTCATTTTACTCCTATTAATTTAGATATAAATACTGATATTAAGACACAAACATATAAACAGCAACAAGATCTTGAAGATGAATCTAAATGTAAAAAAGAAAAAATGTTAGTAAAACCTGTAATTGATATTCATGATAAACAAAAATATTTGATTATTATATTAAAACGTTATAGTCAAGATGGTACAAAAATTGATAAAAAAATTAATGTAGATGAACAAATAACTATTAATAAAGATACTCGATTTGGTAAAACAGTAAATTTTAAATTAAGAGGAGTAATATGTCATCTGGGTAGTTCAAAAGGTGGTCATTATGTATATATATCCATAGAAAACGATAAAAAAATATTATACAATGATGATCAACCACCCACCTTTTTTAAAAACAATATTGATATGACAAAACTAGGATACATATTTTTATATGAAAGAATACAAGAAACAGCACTCCTGGTAGCAGGAGGAAGTAACACCATTCCACCAAAATCTAAACCCAATCCCATCCCCATCTCCAAATCTACAATTAAAATAACATCAAATAAAAAACCCAATAAACGGACAAGGACAAGAAAGCATGAAAATAAAATAACACATAAGTTAAAAGAAAATAATAGTAAAAATAAAAATAAAAAGAAAACAAGAAAACATATACATAAAAATACAGTAATTGCAAAGTAATTGCGCGGCAATGGCATGGTAATGGCATGGTAATACTCTGTATAATCTTTATTCATTATAAGTTCAATATTTATTATAATGAATATATATCAAAAAAACCACAATCCACTCCTCCAACAAAATCTAGAACAAAATCTAGAATTTATTTTTCAAGAACCGGTATGTGAAATATGAAATGAAAGAAACGCATAATGATAGCGGGATTGTTTCATAGGGTTGATTGCATATTTTATTGATAACTAATGCACTTGTTACCGGTGCATCTAAGAATGGACTTAAAAATGATGTCATACCTAAATACATGAGATTTTGAGGAAGAATGGGTGTATATTTGGAGAATACCGATCCAAGTCCGCAGCCGATTGTCATGGTAGGAATAACAAGACCGCCCGTTAGCCCCGCCCCAATAGATACAATACAGTTAATTATTCTCCCAAAAACACTATACGGATTGAATCGATTAAGTGTATCAAATTTCCCTTCTTTTTCCAATTTTCGTAGTTGTTCCAATTCTGCCTGATTATTTGACTTTTCTAATTCTTTTAATTTTTGTTGATTAATAACGGCTTGAAACCCTTCATTTATAGCAGACTCTCCGATACCCATAGTTAAAAACCCCAATTTTTTAATAATAAAAGCAATCAAAAAGCCAAAAGCTATAACATAATAATTATTATATTTTGAGTTTTTAATATAATCAAATGAATAATTAACAGATTTAAAAAACAGTAACGATAACACTCCCATAAATGCAGCAAATAATGCAATATATCCAAAATTATACGATTGAAAAGTAAGCTTATCTATTTTTATCAAATCATCGGTTTCTCCTACCAAATAGTAAATAAATGGTATAGCACAAACCATAACACCGAAATTAGAGAAAAAGTTTATATCTGTATTTATTATCATATGTTCTAAAATGTATGTAAATGTAGAAATCATCGAGCCATATACAATCGTAAACCCCATTGCATATCCTAAATATACGATTAATTCAGTATATATATCACTCAATCCTAGTATTTTTTTAGATTTAAAGTAAACATATAGTAACAAACATATCGATGAATATATAATTACGCCTTCGTCTCCTAGACCTACACCTGCCGAAATTGCTAGTAGAGAAAATATGTAAATTGCGATATTGGAAATACCTCCCACAAATAAATCATTTTTAGAATAAGCAGTAGCATGTTTATTTACACTATCAATCATTTTTTTAATATATAATTCAAAATATCCATCTGCTAATTCGAATGTATTGGCTTTAGATGCTATCCAAAACATGATAGGAACATATAAAAATATGTATTTCGGGAAATTAACTAAATTATATTTTGTATTTTCTTGAACCGTATTATATATTTTTAGAAAATTTTTATTTATAAATATTATTACAAATATTGCAACAATAAAGAATATAATTGTTTTAAATATTGTAAAATTTGCGATAGTAGTCATTGTAGTATTGGTTATATTTTCGATGTAGTATATGTAGTATATATATGTATAAAATTCGGTATAATATAATTAGGTATAATATAGCTGTATAATATTATTTAACATTATTTAATATTTCGTTAAAAAGCAAAATATAAAATACAAAATATTACATTACATATCTTCAATACCATCCCCAAATATATCATTAAATGCAATCATCATTTGTTCAATATATGACGAATTTGTTGCAAGAGAATTGCATACATTTTCTGAAATAGCGATAGCTAATTCAACACGACAAAAGAATTTCGAAAATTGTAAATTATGTGTTCTCAATATTTTATTAATTTCATAAATCTCTTCTCCTCCGAAAAATTTAGAATCGACGCTTAATACTCTACCACATACAACTGAAATATCGTTAACTAGAGCTATTAGTATTTCCTCTTTTATCGATTCATTATCGCACGTTTTTGCGTTTACCGGAACTATATTTTCAGATAAACTTTCTACAATAAATTTCGCCAATTCAATGTGATCTCTACTAACAAGGATTTTAAAAAACATAAAAAATACATTCTGTTCTTCTCTTGTCATTGTGCCTATAATACCATAATCTATTATACCTATTCTTAATCCAGGAGACGTGTAGCTAGACTCGTCGATGATATAGTCATCTTTCATAAAAATGATATTACCTGAATGTAAATCAGCATGATATATCGAGTCGTAAAATACACATTTTAAATTAAATTTGGATAATATTTTAGAATATTCATATTTATCACATGGTAAAATATGTTCAATTCTTTTGCCTTCTAATTTTTCCATTATAATAACACATGGATTAGTTTCGGTAAAATATGAATATACATTTGGTATACAAATCGTTTTAACATCTTTAAATTTATCACGAAAAAGTTCTATATTTGCAACTTCATTTAAAAAGTCTAATTGTTTTGTCATTATTTCGCGATTTTCTTCGAATAAGTCTTTTATATTTAAATCGCAAACATATGGTATTTTTTCACATATATTTACTAGTAAATTTAATTCATTCATTGATTTATTAAATTTTTCGATAATATTGTTACGACGATATTTAATAATAATATTCTGTCCATTTAATTTACCAGTATAAACAAGTGCAATATTTCCTGATTTAATAGGAATTTCACTATCGATACAAAGATCGTCTCCATTATTTCGCGCAATATTAATTAAATCGTATAATCCATTATAGTTGATTTCGGATATATCGTATTTTACATTATCAGTATACGTAACAAAATGATGGAATAATTCATTATCGACTAAATTATTACTATTTGCAAATGCTTGGAATATTTTCGTAAAAAATATGTTTTTTTCCGACATTTTTATAGTAATACCCTTTATCATATTATTATAATCTTCTTGTGTTTTTTTCGATAGTTTATAAGTTAAATAATATTTTGCATATATTCCCATAACACTTGTTAAAAACCACGAATTAGATAAACCATGCATAAACGATGATTTTATATTATTAAAAAAGAAATGCAAATTATTCAATATTTTATTCTTTATGTCTGTGGTTGTATTTGTATCACCGCGATCATCGCCATTGTGTTCATTGTCTTCATTGTCTTCATTATCAGGATTTTCGTGTATATACGTTTCTGATTCTATATCATTACTAACAGCTTGCGTTGGTTGCGTTGGTTGCCCTACTTGAGTCATTTGTTTTAATCTGTGATACATAATATGGTGTTACTAATATATGTATTTTATCTTTATATATTTACGTATTTGAATATTAAACATTGAATATTGAATATTTAATATTTAATATTTAATATTTAATATTTAATATTTAATAATAAAAATCCGACCCCGTTATGCTATTTCTATAAATTGTTTTAAATGTAAGAACATTTTTTTCATAATAAGTCCCAGTATATTTTCCATATATATAGGTAATGTGTGTGCTAATTCGAATTTGAAAATATAATTTATATTTATTTTATGATTTGATTCGAAATTTATAATCATAGTTGATATAATATTTTTAACTTTTTCATAATTTTGCACCTCTTCTGCGTAAGGATAGTCTATATCTACACTTGTATATATATGTTTTTCATTTGTAATATTAGCAATTGTGCGTATATACATATATTTCGGCTTAATCCCCAATTCTTTTCCAAAAGGTTTAAATAAAAAAAGCACCTCGATTTCATTTGGGGAAATCCATTTTTTTATTTCTATTTTTTCGAAATTAGCTTTATTTAAATTGAAAAGTAAATCATACATATTTAGATTTATTATATCATGTAAATTTTTCTTTTTATTTTCTAAATTAAATTGTAACAAAAATATATTACATGATTTTTCTCGTTTTAAATATACTTGTTCTTTTGTGCAAACGGTTTTAAAATCATAATTATATATTTCTTCGATCATATTGTTTTTTATTTGTTGTTCCATTAACAAACTATTAGTGCCAACCATATTCATTATAATCTGTTTTACTTTATTTCTAAATACTGTTAAAATATCTAAATAATATTATAATTAAATTATAACTTAATCATATTATTGTAATATTATTGTAATATTATTTTAATATTATATTTTTATATATTATAATATACAAAAGGTAAAAACAGTAACAACGTCAACAAACACAATGAGTAAAACAGGATTATCACAGGTCACAAAGAATAATAATAATACGGTAATATCATATATTTTATTACTTGCTCCAATCATACTGGGTATGGGTTCTGGTTATTTTGTATCTCGTAAAAAAATCCCCAAAGTTAAATCCCCATATAACCCCCCCTCATGGTTATTTGGTGTTGTATGGCCAATATTATATTTATTATTAGGCTATTCATCTTATATAATATGGAACAGTAGTGTTGTAGATGCAAAAACTAAAACAACGTATTTATTTCTATATGCTATTCAGGTTATATTGGTTATGTCATGGTGGCCATATTTTATATATTTTCCGAATAAATTATTTGCAACAATAACTCTAATATTATTAGCTATATTTGCAGGTGTAGTTGCTTTACTTTTTTTCACGATTGTTCCACGTGCTGCTTACTGTTTAATACCGTATGTTATTTGGCTATCATTTGCTTCTTTTTTAACATCACAGACGTGAGGTGAATATGATAATATACTTAATATATGCATATTATTATATGTGATTCAAATTTATCTGTGATTGATTTATTATATAATTGAATTTTTATGTTATTTATTTTTTATATTGGTTTATTATATGTTTACATGCTCGAAATAGTATCAAAATTTAATGAGTTATCTAATACAAAAATTTATAATATATGTTTCTTTTTAATTGGAAGTATTATATTTACATTATCATATATATTTCAAATAGTAAATGAAAAACCATGTAAAAATTTATTTGGAGAAATACTTAGATGGCTGCATCATTTATTTATATACTTTATATTTTATGGATTTTTAGCCCCAGCTTCTATTTTATGGATCACAACAATTTTATTAATTATTACTTTATTATCATGGATAATGACAAATAATACATGTTTTGTTACTACTTTAGAAAATAAATTATGTAAATTAAATAAAAATCATATATTTCACGATTTATCATATTATTTACTAAGAAATATAGATAAATTTATAGCAAAGAATCGTATTAAAATTTATTCTGTGGTTTGTATAATTATATTTTTACGATTATATGATTATTATGTGCCCAATGCGTCAAATGCGTCAAATAAACATACAAAAATAAAAATTCATGGACATCGTGGAGCGAGTGGTATGCTCCCTGAAAATACACTAGCTGCTTTTAAATATGCTATAGAAAATAAAATAGATGTATTAGAGTTAGACCTTCAAATGACAAAAGATAAAGAAATTGTAATTTATCATGATAAAAATATAAATACAGATATTTGCAATGGTATTAGCAAACCTATAAAAATGTTATCATTAAACGAAATAAAAGAATACGATTGTGGTTCTAAGAAAAATGTAAATTTCTCCGAACAACAACCCATATCAGGTGAAAAAATTCCAACTTTTATAGAGTTGATTCATTTAATTCAATCAGAATACAAATATAAAACAATAGAAATGAATATTGAAATTAAAACGGAAAAATCTCTCGATACAGACGACGAAGTATATGAATTTTCTAATAAATTAATAGATATTCTTCATAAATATAATATTACCAATAATGTTATTATCCAGTCTTTTGATGTAAGGGCTTTAAAAGATGTTAAAGAAATAGATCCCTCAATAAAAACATCATATATAATAGAAGAGTTATCATCTCTTGATAACTTGATACAAATATCAAAACAATTAGGTGTTAAAATAATATCTCCTGAATATAAATTAATGAATAAAAATATTGTCACGCAATTACATGAAAATGGTTTCGAAGTATTACCATGGACAATAAATGATATTAATATATCAAAACAAAATATTGAATATGGCGTTGATGGTATTATAACAGATTACCCTAAACAGCTAAAAGACTATATAGATTCTCTATAGAAATGCTCTATTATACATCGAAAATTTGCTCAATATTTTTAACAAGATTTACTTTATTTAAAACCATTTCTTGGTTTATTTTATATTCGGCAATATATTTGTTAGGGTTTCTTAAAACAGTATTGATAATGACTATATCTCTAGTAATATTTCCTGTAAGTGGAATTGTGTGTTTGGGGAAATATTCTTCTATTTTTTTACACCCCCAATAAAGCGGGATTGTATTATTGATAAAAGGGTTTATTATTTTCTCGGTAAAATAGTGTGCATGACTCGTATTTTCAATTGCGATTGTAAACATGTAATCTTTGCACATTTCCTCCATTGTTTTGAAACCACCTTTAATATATTTACTATCAGGGAATTCTCGTTTATAAATATCGACCCCGTTACCCCATATATCGATTGGCCATTTATATTTTAGAATGTGTTGAACGATCATATGGCGATATCGGTGTCCCGGTGTATATGTTTTTTTTGAAACCATAATCGACATTAGTTTAGATTTTTGTGGCGTGAATGGTGGCGGCTTAGGGGTTTCATAAAATATAAAACCGTGATGTCCTACAAAAGTAGGTGTCGGAAATTTATCAACGCTTCCGATAAAATATTTCCCGATATTTTTAACGGCATATTCAATAAAATTATTATGATGAATTTTTAGAAATGGAGTATCGTGTGGTTCTTGAGCAAACCCGATGACATTTTTAGCATCTACTTGTAAATTTTCAGGTGTAGGGCAGTTCAATATAATTGCATGCGTATATGTTTCGGTTGTTGTAAAATATATTTTCTTGTTTTTTCCATAATAGTCTATATTTTGAACAAGACATTGTCTTTCGTATTCTTGTTTGCAGTGTCCAGAAGAACAATAATCGCTAAAAAATTTAATTCGTATATATTTCGATTTAAAATCGTCTACTATTTTTTTGAACTCTGCGGTTTCATAGCATTCTTTATAGTGTGTAAGGATTTTTGAGTCTATATGTTTTACTGTTATATCGCTGATATTATATAAAACGCAATGATGAATAGCACATTGAATCCATAAAGCATTTAATATGAATTCGATATTCGTATTTTTGGATGTGTATGTGGATATTGATACACACATAGATGTCTCTAGATATTTTAAAATACTTTTTTTAATAACTACGGTAGAATTTATAAACGGGTTTATTTTTAATATATTATGATGGTATAATTCTCCTTCTGGGATACAGGATATTACGTTTTGACAACAGCTCTTACTCCCTATAACATCTATCCGATTAAATTTTAAAATAATACTTGATTGTAATTCTAATTTATTTGGTGCCCAAATATCATTTATATTTAAAATAGCGATATAGTTGTATTTGCATTCATTTGTAGATGCTTTTATGATTGCTTTTAATGGCGTATTTATATCACTATCATAATATTTTATAATGTCTATACGACTGTCAATTTCTTTATAGTTTTGTATTGTCGGATTGTCTGAATATGAAACATTATATAATACGATTTTTAATTCCCAATCTTGGTATTTTTGATTTATGATTGAAGTTATAGAATCATCAAAAGATTTTTCAGTATAATTATTTGTATTTTCGCCGTTATCACTATTGTCAATTAATGCTATTATAGAAATCATTTATATTTATAATACATATATAATGTTTATACAATTTGTATAAATATTATATACAAAGGTGTAACTGTAATTGTAATTGTAATTGTAATTGTAATATTCTCTAGTTCTCTAGTTCTCTAAATATCTAAACTAATTGTATTTCGTTCAGATTTAGGTTTACGTTTTGATTTACTGGGCATATTCTCATTTTGTAAATCTTTCATGTCGGATATACTAATTGTGCTTCCTTTATCTTCAGATGCTTGATTTGTGTTTGAATTTGAATTTGAATTTGAATTTGAATTTCCAATATTCACAGACTTAGTTTTCAAACCAGATAGAATATTACCAATATCAGAAGGCCCTCTCATTTCAGGACGTGGATTTTGGGGAAGAGGTGGAGGAGCCCCACGCGATGATTTTGATTCAAAAGGATTAATATAATTATCGGACAGGTTAACACCATCATTCATATTTCCTCTTCCAAAATTCAAATCAGGGCGGTTTGAAATATCACCCTCTCTTCTAGGAGGAGGAATTGAATTCGGACCCTTTGTTGCCACTGGAGGAGGGGGCGGGCGTTGATTATTAAAATTGCTAGGTGGCTGCTGTTGTGCTCCACCACCCCCCATACCACCCATCATATCTCCCATAAAGTTACCGAAATTGGGTGATGATTGTGACATGGTATTTACAGCGGCTTGTGTAAATTGTTTCATAAGCTCGGGATTTTGGCGCATAATATCGTCCATACCAGGCATGGCGGATTTAAACATGGTATTTGTCATATGAAGCATAATCGCGCTTCCTCCAAGTTGGAAAAGAAGTTTCAATTCTGGTGCCATCTTTGCTTTTGATTTATATTTCTCATGCAACTCGGCAAAAATCTCATCATAATCGTCTACATTTTCATTGATTTGTTCCGACCATCCATCGAGCTTCAAATCAAATGGATCAAATTTATTATTTAAAAATTCTATACCTGTAATTGCCGTCATAAGAAGTTTCTGCTGAAATTTAATACTATTTTTCTTTTCTCTTTCTTCTACATGCGTCTCATATTCGCCCTTCATTTCAAGAAGAGACGACTCCATTGTATATTTTTTTGTAAGACGAATCCCTTTCGTCTCTAATTCTTCTAATTTTTGAAGAATCTTAAATTTCTCGCGAAGTAATTCTTCTTTCGACATTTGCGGTGTTGAATCAATCGGTGCATCAGGATTCATAGGAACGTTACTGAATTTACCGAATCCGTCCCATGTTTTTTTATCGGGATCTGTATTTGCAGTGGATGCACCTACGCCGCTAGTATTGCTTCCGCCGATAGGTGGTCCACTTAATCCTCCAATATTAAATTTAGAATCGGAATATCCACCATCGCTCTGATCATCATTATTATCATAACTGTTTAATTTTATAGACCCCCCTCCGCTAAATAAATCAGATTTGAAATTCTTTGTTACTTTATTTAGATTTACAGAATCTGATAATTCATTTAATTCATCCTCCAATTCAGTCAAATCTTCCAATACGATATTTCAATCACCGCCACCACCACCACCACCTCCACCTCCACCTTTACCACCACCCGATTTTAGTTTATCATTCATTAAAAGCTCTAAACCTCCTCCAAAGTTTACAGATTTACTTCCACCTCCACGGCCACCACCGCCACCACCGCCACCACCCCTATTCCCCCCCATAAAACTATTATCAAGATCAGATAAATTCCCAAGTTCAATGATTTCGTCAGCCATATTACTTATATTCTAGAACTTTAATTTTAAGTTTGTGCGCATTATAAATATATAATAATTATTGTAATATATAATAATTATTGTAATTAAATATTGTAATTAAATATTGTGTTATGATTTTCTATATTTTTTCTATATTTCTACAATGCAATATCAATATTTATCATTTTTTTTAATGTAAGATAATATATACCTTGTAAGAAACAATCCGCCAAATCATCTTTTTTTTTATTTTTTTCTAAACATCCTCTATATTTTTCAAATTGTGGTAATTTTTCTAGTAATTCTTTTGTTACTTCTACACTTTCTATTTTTCGTTCCGTATATGTTGTTTTCTTTTTCGTCATAAACATTTTTAACTTATTTGAAGCTGATATGAATTCTATGCATGGTGTCCCTCTCATTATAAAATATTGCGCTATCATACCTTGTAATGTCTTCATTCTACTCGCAATCGTGCTTATCTGATTTTCTATAATTACAATATCTATTTTATATTTTTCCAGCCCTCCCATTATTCCTATATCTCCTGAGTCTAGATTTGTATTTGTATAGGTATTTGTATATGTATTTGTATAGGGATTAATAAATTTATCTAATTCTGTCATCATATTTTTACCAAGCGTCAATAAATCTATCTGATCAGCACGTATATTTTCTATATTTTCTAAATAGTTTGTTTCTAATTCCCGCTGTATCATATCTAACATTTGTTCTTTTGTATTCTTCTGTCGTTTTTGTATCGTTGGATTTATTTGAGTTATAGATACATTTGGGGTATTTGGGGTATTATATACTAGAGACGTAAGAGGCTCGTGAGATATATCATAAATCGTTTTAATATTATATTTATCAATTATTCCCTGAATATCTACCAATTTTCTCTTTTTTACTTTTGTAATATCTAATTCACTAGGTGGTATTTTAAATTTACACTTTTTTGCATGTTTATTGCAATAATATTCACTTTCTATATATTCGATTTCATTTTCGTCATCATTTTCGTCACCATGTTCACCATCTTCGTTAGGAGCGATTTTAATCGTTTTACAATATTTGGCATTTTCACAACAGTTATTAAGTCCACCGTTGTTACATTTTTTAACTATAGGAGTGCATAAATTAATAACTTCCCATTGCAATACTTTATAGTCGCTCGTATTATTTGCATCATCGCTTACTTGGAATAAACAATATGCTAAATTTTTCATACCTACATCGAAACTAAGAATATTTTTCATTTAATATATTTAATATAATTTATATATTTTATATACAAAGTATATTTTTATATTTGTTTTACTTCAAGTATCTAGATTTCGGGACACGTCTTGTTCCATGTCCATTTTTTTTTACTGATTTTAATGCCATTTTATATGCTTTACTTTTTTTATGGTTACATCCTTCATCTAATATTTTAAAATCGACAGCAGCGCTTTTACCTCCTGTAATTGCACTAGCTAATCTAGCTCTCCCCCATGATTGTGCGCTTTGATTCGGACGACTACCTGAAGAATAGTATGCACCTTCACCTTTACTTTCTATTTTTTTTAACGCGTTTATGCTACATCCTGTTTTTTGTGATAACTCTTTTGATGGAACGATATGTTCTATGCCATATATTTTTCTTGCTCGCAAAATATGGGGTGATACTTTATGTGGATATGACTTCACATGTTTTCGTGTATAATATTTATGTTTTTTATATAATTTTCTAGATTTATCTAGTTGTTTTTTTTCATATGTAGTATCCCGCTTAGTTAGTATACTAGGTAAATATTTAGCTGCGTAATATTTTAGTTTTAGCTTCATTATTATCTTTGTTATTATCTTGGTTATTATCCTAATTATTATATTTTATTATATTTGTCTTAACAATATACTATTGCTTATATAATATAAAATTATTATATAATATAAAATTATTATATAATATAAAATTTGTATATAATATAAAATAAATAATAAATATATAGCTAATAAAATATTTTAAATGATAACAGGCATATATTTTAAACTTATATGTTTGTTTGTATTGTTATTTATAGTATGTTATTTTTCGGAAAGAATTATAAATAAAAAATCGTATGAAAAGGGGAAACCGATTAATAAAGTAGTAATACCTGATATTATCCAAGAAAATATACCAAATATGCGAAACTTGGATATTGTTAGTGATTTGTTTGTTTGTTTTATAACATTTACTTTTTTCGTTATATTTTTATTAAATGGAAATTACAAATATCTTATATTTTACTTTTTTGTGTTTTTATTGATGCGAATTATTACATTTATTTATTATATCTCTACTACACTTCCAGATAGCAGTAAGACGTGCACATATGGAACTGATTTTTTTACAACCGCGATGACAATGGGTTCATGTAACAATCTGGGAATTAGTGGCCATTTTGTAAATATAGTTTTTCAACTTGGGCTTCTTTATCGGTATTACGGTTCAGGATATTGGTTTCTTTATTTAATTGCATACATATTAGCATTTATGTTAATATGTGCATCTAGAAATCATTATACAATAGACTGTATTACGTCGACATTCGTAGCATTATTTTTTATTTATGAGATTAATAATATTCAAAAAGGGTTAAACTACGTAATCGGTAAAAAATATTTTAATTTGTGAGTTATTATTCAGGGATTGGTGCTAGACCAGCGTTTGGTGCTAGACGTCTTTTTCCTATACCCGTTCTGGGAACTAAGTAAACATTCTTATTTAAATCACTTACACGAATTGCACTTGAACTACGTTTACTTGCACTAGATGCCCTCGAAGCTGCGCTCGAAGCTGCGCTAGATGCTCTTGGAGCTCTCGAAGCTGCGCTAGATGCTCTTGGAGCTCTCGAAGCTGCACTTGGTGCTTTGGGAGCTCTCGAGGCTGCGCTTGGTGCTGCGCTATTTCTACTAGCTTCGGCTGCCTCACCAAAACTCATACCTTCACCTTTCTTTTTTTCATCTGATTTTTCCATTTCTGAACTTGAATGTTTTTGTGCCTCGTTTGTATATCTAGGAGAACCTGTATTAATTTTAATAACTGTTTGAAGACGTGCGTCTCTCTTTTTGGCAACGTTAGCTGCTTTAGGAGCAAGATTCAATCTTGCATTTGCAGCTCTTAACCTAACATTTATTGCATCAATTTCTGCACGAGCAGTTCTAGAAATATCTTCATCTTTAGATGTATAAGCTTTTTTTAATCTTTTTAAATCTTCAAATATTTTATGCATCTCTTTATCAGTCATACTACCATATAATGCATTTTTATATCGGTGTAGGTCGATGGTATAAGTTTGGGTTGGAATCATTATTTTTCCTTCTTTCTGATTTATAAGTTTTTCCTCATGACGTATAACTAGTGCCATAATAAGAGGATTTGTTGTATTTCTAAGATTATCAGTAAACACACATGCATCACCTGCACATATATGATATGACTCTTGCCTTGCACTTTTATTAGCAACCGATTTAACAGTATAGTCTCCAACTAATTTTGAAGATAATGATATAGGTATATCATGCGGATCTTGGGGATGTAATCGTTGATGTTCTGCATGCCTTGGTATTAATTCTAAATCTCCAATCATATGTGCTAACTTTTTGACAAACTGGTACTCTGCTCTGTATCCGCGATCATTTCTTCCTTTTTTACTTGTTTGGGTAGATGATTTTGGAGCTTGTGATTTAGGCATCCCCCCATATTGGTATAATTTTTTGGTTCTATGATATCGTTTATCTCTTCTTTTAGTCCCGCGACGATTATATTTTTGCCGAACCGTTTTCATATATTCTTATATATAATACAAAGATATATAATACAAGTATCTGAAAAATAATTATAATTAAAAAATATAATTATAATTATAATTATACACCCTTAATCCCCATAATCACCCATAATAACCCTAAATATATATTTAATTTTAATTTGCACGAGGAATACCTTGCATTAAATATTCAGACTGTGAAATAGAAGGTGCCATCATACGACTTTGCAATTCATGACGTGAAAGATAAACGTTTTTAAGATCACTTGTTTCATATCCAAAAGGCTGGCTATTATCTAACGCAGATGAAAAAACATAAGGTGTATTTGATTGTGTTACAGGATTTTGTGCCCCTGTATACATGACAGGACATGCACCACAATTATTGCAAGAGGATACAGAATTTGCTTGCATAATTTTAACGGCATTTTTTTGTAAAAATGTTCTATAGTCCCAATTTGAAGTGATATTATTATTTTCGCGGATTTTATCATTTACAACAGCACCTGGTTGCCATGTGGCATAGTTGCGTCCATCCATCATAATAGGAGGAAAATTAAAATGAATATTATTTGAACCTGAGTAACAAGTAGCCCAAGACATTATTTATATTTTATTGTTTTATTTATTAATATAATATATACTAAAACTAGATAAAAATAATATTAATATGATTTTCAATTAATATGATTATATGAATTATATGAATTATATGAATTATATAAATTATATGAATTATATAAATTATATAAAATAACTGAGAGTATAAATGTAATTATGATAAATGTTTAATAAGATCCTTTTTAGTTAATTTATTAATAGATGATTCGCTCATATTAGAACCATCAGATGCTAGTTTATTTTTAAGAAGTTGTCTAAGAGATTGCACATTCATGGAATTATAGTCAGCATGTGTTTCAGAATCTTTGTTCTTAAAAACAGCTTTTACTAAAAGGTTATCTAAAGAATTATCAACTGAAATAACTTCCGAAATATTATCCGAAATATTTTCTGTTTCTAAATCATTTTGATTATTTGTTTCAATAGTAACCGTATTTTCCTTAATCTCATGAATCTCATGAATCTCGTGTCCTTCTATGTCAGAGGTTACCGATTCACTATCGGATTCACTATCATTATCGCTAGAACATTCATCATCGTCTTGATCTTGATCTTCATCGTCGTGATTGGTATTTTTATTATACATCTCGTTATCTTTATCGTTTTCATTTTTAGAATACAAAGGATGAGATAACTCAATTATTTTCACATCGGGTCCTTCTAAATGTTCTACTAAATGCGAATCATGATTTCCAGTAAATAAGATTTTCTTTGTCGTAGAATTGTTATTATTATTTCCCCCTTCGATATCATCATCATTTTCACTGTCGCTTCCACTTTCACTGTCGCTTCCACTGTCGCTTCCACTTTCACTACCACTATCGCTTTCATCATCATCATCGGAAACATCGATTAATTCATTTGTTTTATTTACTTCACTAAATCTATTCATATCGTGCGCGATAGATTCTGATACTAGTTCTTCATTAGATTTACCTTGAATCATACTTACTAAATTATGATTATTATTATTCATCGACATAATAACGCTTTGTAATACTTTTGCTTGTTCGCGCTGTGTAAGCTCTAAAATCCTATATTTATATTTTATATAATAGTATAATGCAGCTCCAATTAATAATGTAACTAATATACTAAAAATAGTTTGTGAATTAAATAGAGACATCTTTTATTTTTATACATAAATAAAAATAAAATATTTAACGCTTAATGTTATTTTGCTAATTTGCTAATTTGCTTAATTACAACAATTCGAGAATTCTTTTAGTATTATTAATAATTACATCAGGATAGTCTAAATCATATAAAACTTTTATTCCTCCTTTAATTGTAGATATTCCTCTTTTAATTTTATATAAATATTCTACATTATGATCTGATGTAACATTTACACTCATATGATAATTTTTAACATTTTTATTAGATTTCAAATTATTGCACAGTTCAATATAGTGTGTTGTAAGCATTAAATCCACATTTTTCATACCCGAAAGATAATCTATATAACCATATGCACTTGCTACAGCTTCATATGGATTTGTGCCTGAATATAATTCATCAAAAATGCAAAAATGGTTTTTATCTTTATTTTTTTCTAAACAATCCAAAATCTCTTTACATCTTCTTGATTCCGCTTGAAACAAACTATCACGTCCCGATGTATCTGGGATATTCAAGTAGCAATGCAAATAGTCATAGGGTATTACTTCTGCTGTTTCATAAAATCCGTATCCTATCTGTTGCGATAATATAATATTCATCAAGGTGGATTTTATAACTGTTGTTTTACCTGCAGCGTTTGGTCCTGTAATTATAATTTTCTTGTCTATTTTTACATCATTCTTTACCGGGTTGTCATAGGGTGGATAATATAATTGTGTGAACCTTGTTACATTTTTGGTTGCAGACTTTACAGATTTGTCGGACTTTGCTGATTTGTCGGACTTTACAGATTTGTCGGACTTATTTTTTTTATGATGTTTTTTCTTTTTTTTGTCGCCATCTTCATCCTCCGCCTCCACATCCGCTTCCGCCTCCACATCTGCCTCATCATCACCGGAAAGTTTACTAATAAATACACAAGGATTTATTTTACCATGCTCGATTATATTCTTCAAGTGATCAACTTGCTCATAAAATGCATTGAATCCAAAACTATAATCTACACACTGTTTGATATCATTATCAACAAATATTTCATAATTTAGTTTCATAATTTTACCAATATCCAACATCTTTACAAATGAAATTTTAAACGGTTTTATTTTATCGAATACCTTGCATAATTTTTCCAATTTTTCTTTATTGCGTGAAAGATCTTCAGTAAAAGTGCTATATGTTTCCAATTTAGATGAGATTGATATAATATGTGTCATATTGCGCGATGTATATTTAAAATAGTCACGAAGAATGAAAATATTTTTATGAATTAAAATCATATTTTTGTAGAATTGATGACATGATACTATATTTTGATATACCTGAATAACATAAAATACAAAAGACATTAATACGTATATGCGTTTATCCCATGGCATACTAGAAAAATCAAGCAATGAGAACATTTTGCCAATAGGATGTGTTGCAAATATTTTCTTAAGTGTCGCAATATATCCACTTACTGTAACATCTATTTTCTGAAATTTTAGAATAAAAAATGGAATAACAAGTAAAATAAGAGGAGAAAGAAGTGAAATAACTGGAGATGTAAGATTGTAAAGACTCAATAATTGCAAAAATCCGGGCGATTTATTAAGACGATCTAAAATCGGTATTTCAATATAGTTGAAACGTTGTTTGAAATTTTTATCCCCTGCAATATCAATCCATAATTTATCTATTTTTTCAAAAATATCATGTGGATTAATAACTAATTCTGCACCATCATGAGTATCCATTTTTACTACCGCTTTTAAATCCCCGCCATATTGATTCGTATAAGACTTGTAAAAATTCTGGGAATCTTTTAAAAATGCAACATCTGTTGTATAATATTTACTCCACTCATTTAAAAACTTTTTGCTAAATATAGATTCCGGCTTTAAAATATGCGAATACATAGATACCCCTTCAGGATCTTTTGATTCAACAAGTTCTAAATCATTTAAAATATTCGTATTTATTTCTTCTTTTTTTTCTAAATACGATATTGGGAATTGGAATGAAGAGGTTGGTTTGGCAGAGGTGGTGGTGGAACTATTGATCGTATTATTACCGCTAATATTTCCATTCAAAGCTTCTAGTTTTTTAATCTGTTCATTTTTTAATTCTGTTAAAAAGTTTTCTAGATCAAACATAGTTTTATTTATATGTTAAAATATTAATAATAAAATAAAAATACGAATTTATTTTATTATTGTTACTGTTATTGTTTCGTGTTTCGGGTTTTGTTTTTGTTATTGCAATTTAAGAAACATGTTAAAAACGTTAATCGATTATAATATTTGAAGGTAGTTCTTCTACAATCGTTTGATAATGTCTCTCAATATCTTTCATAGTCTTCATATCCCACCGAGTTACAAAGTTGATCGCCGTGCCTTTCCTGCCCCAGCGTCCAGACCTCCCAATACGATGCAAATAATTAAAAATACATTTAGGCAAATCAAAATTCAAAACAGTTCTCACCTGTTGCACATCAATACCACGCGATGTTACATTCGAAGAAATCAAAACCCGATGTTTACCCGCTTTGAAATCGCTATATGATTCATCACGTTTTGATTTCTCCATATTACTATGAATACAGCAAACAGGAAAACCGTCATTCGTCATCGCATCGGTTAGATCCATTACCCTCTTAATACTATTGCAATAAATAATACATTGCGACATTGAAATAATATTGAAAATATCCTTTAGTGTTGCATATTTTTGCGAGTCGTCATTTAATGCAACATAATACTGCTTGATTCCCTCCAAGGTAAGCATTTCAGATTTAACCAAAATACGCACAGGGTTACGCATAAATTTATCCGTAAGAGATTGCAACTCATTGGGCATTGTTGCACTAAACAATCCAACCTGGACATCTGAATTCAAATATTGAAAAATATTATAGATTTGATCTTTAAATCCCACCGAAAGCATTTCATCTGCCTCATCCAATACAAGCAGGTTAATATCCTTCGAGACAATATGATTCCTTCGCATCATATCATACACACGTCCAGGACAGCCGACAATCACATGTGGCATTATAGTTTTCAACTGGTGTGCATCCTCATCCGTTGATGTGCCACCAATAAGAAGATGGAATCGAATATTTTTAACCATGGAACCAATAGATGTAATTACATCAAAAATCTGTTTCGCAAGTTCCCTTGTTGGTGCTAAAATCATCGCCTGCGTTTTATTCGTTTCTGTATTTACCTTTTGCAATACACCAATTGTAAAAACACCAGTTTTACCTGTGCCTGACTGTGCTTGTGCAATAATATCTTTTTTGTCAAAAATAGTAAGCAACGCTTTACGTTGAATCAAACTTGGATCATCAAAACCATATGCATAAATTCCGCGCATAACTTCTTCACTTATAATTCCCTCCAAGTCTTCCCATTTATCAAATTCTTTTGGGGTATATTCGATATCAGTGTCTGTAGGTGCGGTTGTATCTGCATCGGTAACTGCTGAAGTAGGAGTAGTAGTAGTAGCAAGAACAGGTGTGTTGTCTGTATTCATAATAAGACCGCCACCTAGATCTCCACCGCCACTGCTACTGCCACCACCACCACTTGAAATATTAGACCTTGAAATATTTCTATTATTTCTAGTATTATCATATCTATTATTTGTATCTCGACTATTCACATCGTATCTATTATTTACATCACGATTATTTCCAAACGGTGTTACTTTACTATTGTCGTCGTCATTTCTATATCTATGATTATTGCTATTGCTTCCTGTTCCAGAACCTGTCCCAGGGCCGGATCCATTACTATTTCCATTATTATATCTATTATTACGATTTGGGGGAGGGTATTTTCCTGACATTCTATATTATATATTTTAATACATTTAAGTATTTATCTATTATTTATTATTTAGTAAATTACAAAGCTCTAAATCATCGATATCATTAAAATTATAAGAGTCAAAATATGTTTTATCTCTAATATTATTAGTTGACATATTACAAGCATCACCGCGTGTAGCTTTTATATCCATAAACCATTTTAATGATTGAATAGCATAATGATTAAGATGTAATGCAGAATTTTCAAGTATTTCTTCGTCTATTCTAATAAAACTTTCATTTTTATGAATATGGTTATTTTTTTGTATATAGGATGTTAAATAATTTTTATTTGATGTATTGCTACTATGAATATCAAGTTTTAATAAATATTTAGTTCTAACAATACATTTACTATAAATATATTTTACTCCTCCTTCGATTATAAATGATCTAAAATTATTATATTTATCGCTATCATTATTTATTCTTTTTGTAAAAGATGAAATTACACTACCTGGTTGTTCTTTATCCATCGTGTCAAAATAATTTGAACCAAACATTTTCCATGGAATAAAAACTTGAGAAAAACTATTATGAACTTTTGATAAAAAATCTTTAATAGAATTACAATATTTTCTACCATATATGAACTCGTCTAGGTCACAAACTATAACCCATTCATATGCTTTACATTTGTTTAAATAATATTTATTGTAAAGTTTCGTTTGTGAAAATTTAGTTGGATCTATTACTAATTCTACCTTGTTATTTTTTATATATGGTTCTAAAATATTATAGTAGTTGTCAGTGCTACCATTATCTATCATAAAAAATTTATCTACTCCTTGATATAAATAATGCTCTATCCATTCTTTAATTATGTGAGATTCATTTTTAAAAATAGCAACAATGCACAATGAGTTCGACATAATATTAATTACTATATTATTTTTATATTATTTGTATGTAATATTGTATAT